GATCTTCATGGTGGGGGTAATTCAGACTGTGCGAGAAACCTTCGACCCCTCGTGCGCGCTTCCAGAGGTTCGGAGGAAGCCAAGCAGTCTGCGCCATCTCAGGAGTCGCACCAATGAGTGCGCCTGCTCCAGCCGCAAGATACTTCTCTGGAACTAGATTGGTTGGATCAGTTACTACATCAAGACCAAGACCTAGCATCCCACGCTGTACAGGGTTAGCTCCACTCAGTGTCTCTTCAGGGGCGCGCTTTGTAAATTCCTGTGACGCTGAAGTAGCTCCTAAGCCTGCTTCATATCCTGACTTGACACCTTTGAGACCTTCCCAGACTACATCAGACAGAGGCTTCTTCTCACTACCTGTACTGGTAGCGTCCATCAGTGCGCCAAACGCGCGCCCTCCACTTTCCTGAGTTGCACCAAGAGCGCCAGCTATTTTACCCCCAGTAGACTTAGCCTGTGTTTTGATTGGCTCAACAGCCGATCGACCGACTTGCTCTGCAATATCTAGAGGTGCGGGAATGTGCTCATACCAAGGCTTCTCGACTGCGGGAGGCGCCACAGGAAGATTTACGTCGCCACGCGTTACCTTGCGCGGACGATTCGGATCGGTTGCCTCAGAGTACCAGTCGCGCGCACCTGATAGTGCGCGAATCGCTCTGTCGTAGAGTCCGCCGTATCCGTAGTCCTCAGAGCCAGCCATTATTGTGGTAGTTTGCCAGCCTTGCTATATTCTTCCTGGACTTTCGTCCAGTATTCCTTCTGAGCGTCGGGGAATTGAGCTTTCTCTCTGGCCTCTGCCATCCGTCTTTTCTGTCCTATGGATAAGTTCTGTCTGAGAGGTTTCATCTCGGATTCATCAGAACCTGGACCCGAACTTTGAACCTGGCTCGTCGGTAAAACCCGAGCCAAAAGGATTGCGTATCCTTCTCGCTCCGACTTTAGCAACTGTTGGAGGTCCTCGATATGCATCTTGTGCGCCGCGCACGCTGCACAGACGTTCGTTTGTAGAATATATGGCCTTTTGAACCAGGACATAAAACCTATAGCCACCTCAGTGAGCCACATAATGAGGATATCGGCCGCGCCGTGGACGTTTGTGATACATCTTAACAGGACGGTCGAGTTGTTTCTTCTCACGGTCCAACTTTTCCATCCTACGGTAGAATCCAGTCTGATCTCCAGAGGTTTCTAGGTATTCCAGAACTCGGTTGAGCTTCTCTCGCTGGGCTGTTACGTTAATTGACTTCTCAATCCAGCGATGTACCTCTTTGATTAGGTATCTGGCCCCATCATAAGGGTCATCTCCATCAAATTCCATGACGTCTTCCATTTTGACGTCGTCGTAGATACAAAGTGGGATGACATCCTCGAGCGCGCCAAGATTCTTGTCGACATAGTACCGCGAATCCTTGAGAACTTTGAGTTTCGGGAGGTTATCTTCGGGAGGTTCCGGCTCGAACATAGCCGAATACTCGTTGAAGGCGATCTCTCCGTAGATTCTGAAGATTCTGGCCGCTGTTTCGACATTGTATCCGTCTTTTGGTAGAATCCTGGGAGGCTTTGGCTTCCATCTGAGGTATTCGTGCATCAACATCTTGCCGCTGATGCGATCATTGTCCGCCAAAGTCACCGGGAATCGTAATTCCACCCCAGTTGGATTCACGACGTCCATGAATTGCTGTAAAATCGAGAGTTGGTCCCCTTCTTTTCGCTTCGCGCTGGGATCGATCACCACTGAATCGATGATTTCGTCCTGTGATAGCCTTACGAAGTCAGAAGCCCACTCCACAATCTTGCGATTCTGCTGTCCGTACTGACGATATATGAATGCTTGTCCATTTGGCGCGACTGCAGCCCACGCAATATACGTCATTGCACTGTGACCCCAATCGATTGCTGCGATCCTCGGCCAGAAAGCTGGAATCTTGAACGGCTCAACCAGATGGAGTGCGTTCTCTGGCTCTCCAGCGAAGTGCTCGAACCGCCATTCGTCGAAGACTTGCCCGGTGAATGTCCACCAATCACCCTCTAGCTTGGCTCTTTGCTCAGCGATGGGCAGCAAGCGAAGACGATTGATGTAATTCGGGTCAGCCTGCATCAAGAACGGATTATCCGTTAGCTTGGCAGGTATGAAGATCCTATATGATTGCGCTATTCTATCGTGGATCTTGGTGTATCCTCCCCTAGCAGGTTCGACAAAGCGACGGCGCACCCAAGCATGGCCGACGTTACCAGGGTTAGTAGCACTACGCACCACTGCAGGAAGAGTAGAATCCGCAGTACGACATCTTGACGTGAGATAGACATACTGGAATTCTTCAAATGCCGTGAGCTCATCGAAGCCTATGTAGTTGTACTCCGCCGTGTCATGGCTTCTAGCATCTTCAGCTCTAAGCATATAGCTGAACTGAATCCAGGCTCCCGACGGAAATGTCCAGCGATGTTTTGTGTCGTTGTAGGTTGCTCCGAAAAGTGGGTAGATGTCTCTCGATCTGGGGATAAGAGATTCTTCCAGTTCTGGGAAGGTTCTCCTGAAGACGATTCCTTTGAAGGTGCCAAAATTGTACCAGCCTTTTACAATGGGCAGCATCAGGAGGATCTCTGACTTTCCTCCACCTGCCGCGCCCCCGTACATCGCCTCGAAGATCGAATCTGGAATACGGATGAAGTCTGTTTGCCTTTTGGAAGGCTCCCAGACCTTATTTCCGTTTACTACCTGAAAGGGCATCCTAATCTAACCTAACCTGGACCTATGATCTTCAATCGGCGGTCAGCCGATCTTGGCCGAGACTACGCCGCCCGCCGTGCTTCTGACAAACGCCGCGCCAGTCATAACACCACCCGGCGTCGCTCCTGCGAGCGCGGCCCACGTAGTTCCGTCAAAGGATACCTCGACCGCGCCAGGTGCAGCGAGGAAGCACGCCCTTGCAGGTAGAGCGTATGTCTGTCCAGCGACTAGAGTCGTCGGCGCTCCAGCAGGAATACTGTATGGCATTACTTTTTACTCCACAGCTTTCTGTCTTTCTTCGGCGTGGCGCGCACGAACTCCTTCGCGACCGCAGAATCAATCTTCTGTGGACCTTTGAGTCCACCGTGCGCGGCGGCTTGCATGAAACGATACTGCTTTCCAGATACGGCTGGCATATCAGAACCCCATCTTGGCTCGACGCATAGCTAGATTCTGAGCGATACGAGGATCAACTTGATCTGGAGCTGGTGGCATGGGAGACTGCATCGACGGACCTTGAGGCGGACCTTGCTGACCCATCTGTTGATTTCGCATCATCGCAGCACGCTGTGCCAAACCTGGAACTTGACCTCCAAGCGTCGGGGGCGCGCCCATCCCACCCATTGGACGTGGCATCATGGGATTGCGCCCCGGCTGAGTTTGGTTCAAGCCGCGCGCCATTCCCGGAGGACGAAATCCCCCACCTTGCATCTGATTCTGCTGTCGGGGATTCTGCTGAGTCCTTTGCTTCTGCAGCGCAACAGACGGATCTCTGCCACCACCGTCGCCTGGAGGGAACATGTTGACTCCTTACCTAAGTGGGATATCTGCGATGCCGAACGCACGAAGGAGGTAGAGGATGAGAAGGATTATGATCACTACGCGAAGCACGATCTTGAATGGAGGGGACATCGGAACGTAGGCCTCTACTAAGTAGAGACCTACGCCCAATATCACGATAACCAATAGTAAGGTTATCATGACTTCAACCTATTTCGCTGGAAGCTGAGTTGCCTTCGGAACCTTGGACGCGTACTGTCCGCCACTGCTGAGTCCTGCTGCTCCTGGGGCAGAGCCAACGAGCCAAGTCGTTCCATCCCAGTATGCCTGTGACGCATCGCCCAGAACTACGTGCTCACCTACGAGCCATGCAGTCGTCGGACTAGCGGTACAACCGCTGAGAGCGGCGAGGTCTGCCGGAGGTGCTGCGCCGCTCGGAGTGAAAGCGCCAGGCGCGCCCGAGGTCGCTCCCGTCGCAGTCACCACCTCTGGGGGAGGGGGTTCTGTGTCAAGAACCTCGATAGGAATCTCATTGGGAATCAAGGTAGCTGTGACAGAAGGATTCGCGGTGGGAGGACCCTCATCTGAGGTTACTGCCATCCACGCCTGTGGATTCTCTGGATCGATTGCAAAGGCATCGATCATCTTCTGCTTGCGCGCGGCTTCAGCTTCTGACGCAAGGCGGCGATCTGTGATCTCTGCCTCGACACCTTCGTTCAGCGTGGTCTCTTCCTCTGGAGCGAGGACGCTGGATCTTCCATCGTCGCGTCGTCGCGCAAGCGCGCGCTCCTTCAGAGAAGCTCGAAGGGCGTCTTCGTACTGACCAAGCGAGTTCGATTCGACGTACAGTTCCTTCGTCGCTACGCCCTTGGCAACTCCTTTGACCATAAGGAGTACGTCGCCTGGGCCTGCTGTGAGTTCACCGTGCTTCGTCTTGACTAGCAGCGGCGTCGACAGGTTCACTCTGTCCTGGGTCGATGGTGTCGGATCGGGCATCTGGTTTCTCCCTGATAACTAGCACGTTAAAAGCTTTGGGACCATTTGTGCCCTCCTCATAATCAAAGGTTACTTTGTCGTTCTCTTTAATGTTTCTAAAGGGAACTGAGTTACGTGAAACCTTTGACCAGTGCAGGAAGTAATCGCGTTCATCTTCACCCTCTACGAACGCGAAACCTTTTTCAAGAAATATCTTGCGAACATAACCATTCATTTTACCCCACCTCAATAGTCTCGTAAGTAGTCTCTTCCTTTGACTCTGGAGAAAACACAATAACCTGTGCGGCGTTGGTCTGCTCAGTGACGATAGTAGGCTTCGTAGCCGCCATGATGGACGCCAGGTTGCGCGCTATCAGTGATAGGTCCTTGGCGTCCTTGTTATCCAACTTGTCTGGGGTTATACCTGCCACGGCTGTGGAGAGTACACCAAGAACCTGGTCACGCACAACCAGGATGTTGTGGTCGATAGCCGCTGCTAATCCTGGGGATTCTGTCTCTGGACCGGTGCGCCCGTGGCTGTAGTGATGGGCCATCGTCGCATTAACGCCCCAGGACTTTGCTGCGTTGGCAGCAGTACCGAGGGCCGCGGCTGTACCGATGAGCTGCCTGAAGATCGGTGGGACGTTACCTTGTTGGGGGTAGCGACCACCACGTTCGTCGCTTGTCTTAAGGTGGCGTCTACCAGCGAGAATGGCGAGGCGGACGGCGTCATCTTCACTTGCATCGGTTGGGTTTTGCTGAACTGTTTCAAGAGCGACATCAACTGGCTTGATCTCTTCGATGATGACTGGGTTCTTGGTTGGCTCTGGCTTTATCAGCTCGGGCTTGGTCAATGGAATCTTCAGGCGACGAAGCAGATTGCTGTCCGAATTTACCCTTCGGTCTGCTTCTTCCTCACTGATAAACATTTTATGTCAGGCTCCTGAAGATGGCGTGGTCAAATTGTAGCACACATCGGAAAACTTGTCAAGCAAATTCGTTAAGTGCTTTGTTTTCAATGAGTTACAGCCAGCCGTTCAGCAAGTGAACAGCTAAACCCTGGTTGTCATTTTATATAGTCTAATCTATGGGACCCGTCTTATATGGGACCCGTTATCTAATTTCTTACTCAGGCTTGTTGTGTATAAATTCGTAGACAGGTAGTTGGTGGATAGCCTTAGCCCGTAGGGCGATATGGGACCCGCGGAGCGGGACGGTATACCCCCGACTCGTCCGTGGGCATCGATTATCGATAATCATTGTCACGCGCAGCCCACCAAAAAATAGGGCACTTGACAGAATACATATGCCATGCTACAATGTCTGTATGGTCGGTTGACGCACGGCGCGCACGGCGCAACGGTGCGCGCTTGACAAGCTACCGACGGTATGCTACAATGTATGTAGTTAAGGAGACGCAAGCATGGTGAGTGTAATTCGGATCGGGCGCACATGGCACATATTCGCGGGGGACGTGCATGTGCAAGGTGGATTTTTCTCTAAGGCCGCGGCAGTAGCGGCCAGCGTCGGACTAGTATTGTGAGCATTACGCTCACCCGGAAGCAATACCGGTCGCTGCACTACAGCATATTGGACGGCATGTTACGTGCCGGGTATAGCGTAGTGGTCAGAGGCTAGACTCACGACGAACGGTAAACACTCCGAAATGGTCCGATCCAAGTTATTGGACCATATGCGTGTCAGACACGCACTGATGAGGAGTAAACATGAAATTGCGTAACGGTCTGTATGACACGGTTTACGGTAACACCGCACTGTATAAGGGCGGTAAGACGGCGAAAGACCTAGACATGGGCGAACGCGTCCCGGTCGAGCTTCTCGAAGTGTCGACGTGGCGTCCCGAGGGTGTCAAGGTCGCACCAAACGGCGCACGGGTGATCGCGTAATTCCTACATACTTGCAATCGTTCGCCAGCGTGGTATAATTACTGTGTTGGCGAACGGTGCAAGGCCAGAAACGAAAAAAAAGTTCTGGCGGGACTTGCAAACGGCGGCGAACGGTGGTATACTTAAAGGGTAGCAAGTTGGAACGGCGGCAACAAACGGAAAGCGCGGAAAGCGCAGTGGAGTTTCTACATGGCAAAGCGTGTTAAGGGTGAAAAGAAGGAAGTGGAACCGATTCTCATGGGCGGTTCTCTGGTTCTGGCGGACGAGATTGCGAAGCTTGAGGCTGAGCGTCCCGAGGTGTTCCGGCTGGTCGGCACCGGCCAGATCGTGGCGGACATTACCGCGGCGAAGCGCACGGTCGAAGGAAAGCCATACTCGAAGGAGTATCTGAGGCTTTGTCCCACGGACGGTCAGGGTGTTTTGGCGCTACAGCCCACTGAGACGACTTGGAAAGTCTCGGCGGACAAGGACGGTAAGGATACCTCCGACTTCGACGGCCCGTGTTGGGTGAAGGACTTTTTCTACGGGCACGACCTCGGCGTCAAGAATCGCGAGTCACAGCGTCTGGCGGTTCTGGTCGAAGGGCCGGACAAGGCGAAGCAAGCGGCGGCCAAGCAGCTCGCGAAAGCTTGGAACATCTCTGAGGACGAAGCGCTCAAGCGGATCGAGGCAATGGGCGCGTAAGGTTCTGGGCGGGACTGCAAACCGCCCGATCCTTTCCTACACTGGTCGACTATGCGACTGTAAACAGCCGAATAAGCATAGTGCGTCGGACTGCACCGTATGTGTGCAGTTCGGGACGGAAACCTTTTTTACTGGAGTTTACAATGCCTGTTATTGGAGCACGCTACACGTATCTCGGACACTTCTATACGCCGATGGCGACGACCGAAGTAAACGGTCTCAAGTTCATTTCAGGGATCTGCGTGTGGGGCGGTCGACAGCGCTCTTTCACGATTGCGGCGGCTCGTTTCATGGCCGAAGCGAAGAGGGTCTCGTAATGCCTCCGGTCTTCCTGTTGTTCGAGTTTACCCAATACGGTAAGCTACTACGTCGGGTATTCGCGACCCACGAGCTAGCGGAAGAGTATGCGAAGCTATACATGGTAGGGAACTACCAGATCCGCTCCGAGTGGGTTTACACCGAGAATCACGCGTCCAAATACGTCGAAAAGCGATAGGTAGTTCGGGGGACAGCCAACCCCGACTATTTTTTGCCTTAAAGGAAGCTATTACGTCGTAATGGTTTCCTCTAGAGCAACAAAATGAGCCGATCGTGTTTCTAGTTTGTCATTCGTTTGTTACTCGTTTGTTGCCCGTTCGGTATTAGTGCCCGGAATGGCGCTAAACCATTGCAAACAAAGGGCTTACGGGTTTCGTATGCCCCACATGTTTTCCGGGGCACTCGGTGTGTGTCAGTCTGTGTAGTTTTCTTATTTTTATTTTTTTTTTTTATACTATCCCCCATACCGATGGTGCTGTTCAACCGATGAACAGCTAGGGCGCTTGACAAAGTGGCAGGGGTGTGGTATAATCAGGTATTCACTGGTAAGCCCTTTGTTTTCAACAGTTTACGGGCGAACAGTGTAAAACTTACACACTAGCAATGACGGTGAAACGCACTAGTAGGAAACGAATATCGAACGGTTAATGTAGGTCGGCTCGTTTTCCGGCCATTGAGGGTGAGTTTAAGAGTATGTCCAAAATTATACCGGGTGAATACGACATTGTGAGTCGGCAGTCATTAAACCCTAAGAGGTTGCGCGCCGCGCATCAAACGTCGTGCGAACCTGCTCAAGCGTATTTCCTCGTTGCGCTGATGCACGATCACGCTTTTCCCGGTGCGGCGCACACGCCCATTGTCAGATTGCGTAAACCGAGAAATGGTAAAGGTGCGCGCGGTTGGGGCGGAATGAAAAAAGGACGTGCATACGTGAGTCTACCTGAGACACCGATGCAGGTTCATGGTTCGCCATACGGCAGACTTCGCGTCGGTTTGGTAGTCCATGAATACGCACATGCTGTCGAAATGCTCAAGTTCGGGCATTCCGATCACGGTGCGCGCTTTACCATGATCCTTGACGAGCTACTATTTTTCACTGAACAATTTTGGGGGACGAAATGAGAAATTGTAGAATCTGTATGATTCCAAAACGGTGTGATTGTCTGTGCAGCACATGCCAAAAGGCACGAGAGGATTCCAAGTGAGCGACGATACAAGTCAAGATCCAAGTTTAGCCGTTCACCCGGTGAACAGCGAGCCTGAGGTAGTTCCCTCAGACTCTCCAATTCAAGAGCGCTTGAAAAAAGCCTACATCGACAAATACAATACCCTGATGGTATCAGGTATGAATCGTGAGGCAGTGAACCGGCACATTGCAGACCTCGAAGATATGGTCAAGATGTTCCAGACTCAGATTCAAGCTACGATGGACGTTAGCGATGAGTGGGCGCGCTCTGAAACGGCTGAGGAACGGGAAAGGATTCGGCAGGAAGATCGCAAGTATCGCGCAAAGGCGCGCCCCGCGATGAATGCTGACGGTAGCATCAAGACGACTCATGCGAAGACTGCGAAGCCGGTTGTCATAGGTGACGCTGGGAGCCAGGCATTCGAGAATCTGGTCAACAAACTGATGCTCAGTGGCATGAGTCGTGAGAACGCAGAGAAACTTCTAAAATCAGGAGGTAAGTGATGGAAGTCAAGATCGAAGCGTATGCAGGGTCGTTCACTGTGTCGGTAAATGGAAAGGATATCGGCACATGGACATATATTGACGGTGCAATCGAGGCGGCGAGGAAAGAGCTCCTCGCCCGATACCCGACGATTGAAGTTCAAAGGTCGAAGTAAAATGACAGAGACAACGTGTGATAAGGTTCTGCAAGAGGTATCCAAAGTCATAGCACGATACCTCGAAGGTGCGCTTCTCAGTAGCGAAGCCTGTATGCTACTGATGATCGGCATCAACGAATACAAAAACGAGATCATTCAAGAGTTCGACGTCATTGGAAAGGATACAGAGTAATGTCATTTCAAGTTCGCAAGCCTAGCAGATGGTATCGTCAAGACAGTGAGCCAGGATTCTGGATTCAGCGACTGAAGTTCGGGTCCAAGTTCATTCTACTTCAGGCAATAATCATCTCAGTGACATTCGTTTGTGGCTCGTTCCAAGAGATTCGCCGTGACGATTCTGGATGGTGCGCGCACTTCAACGGCTGGATGGTCTGTAACGATAAAGCCATCACGGATTATACACTTGGCGAGTAAGGGACGTCCTGCGCGCGACCCTGAAGGTCCAAGGTATGGCAACAAAACGATCTATGTCAAAGACTGGTCCCGTTGGGACCAGTTAATGGAATTGGCTCAGAAGCGAGGACAGTCAGTAAGCGACCTAATCGGTGAAGCTATAGATCGTATGCTCTCGAAAGAGAATGCAGCGGAGTATAAAATCACACAGATTCGTCGCATTCTGGATGGTGACTAAATGCCAGAGTTTATGGTGGGTTATTACTGCGGTGTATTCTGTGTCGCGGCGACATGGATTGCTTATTCATATTCCAATAGGAGGACAAAGTGAGTGAGAGAACAGGAATTCGGAGCAGTCATTATCTCATTGATGATCGTGGTCAGACCTACGCATTCAGCGTAGAGACTGTGGCACGGCTCATCGCATGGGGCAAGGCGATGGAAGTTCAGCGTCGAGTAGCGCGGGTGGTCACAGCGAATGGCTATCGCGTATCGACGGTATTCCTGGGCACTGACCACGGATACGACAATGGTGAGCCTATCCTCTTCGAGACAATGATCTTCGGAGGTAAGTTCTCTGGTATAGACGAATACCAGGAGCGCTGTTCGACGCTCGCTGAGGCAGCCGAGCAGCATCTCAGGGCAGTCAACATCGCACTGGCTGAGCCTGAGGACGGTGGCGAGCGCGACGATGCAAGTCAAGGTCCAAGTTCAAAGGTCGACGATTGAAGTTCAAATGTATATCCTGAAGTGTGAAGCGTTCGACGACGAACGAAGCGCAAGATACAGTAACGTGTGCTGTAAGGGTGATTGCCATGAGACCAAGACATTCATTAATGTTACACCCTATACTGCCGATTCGACTCTCGAAAATCGGAAAGTCGATTGGAGTCTTGGAATTCAGGGCTACGTTTGCTGTGGCAGATATGAATTCGTTCGGTCGTTATCTAGAGAGTGGTGGGTCCGACGACTTGCAGTTATCGATAATTGGTCGGAAGAGAAGGTCAGAACCTATCTCACCCAGGGATCTTGGCACAGAGTCTATGACAGAGGAACTACAACGGGCGGTCGACCTGCTCAATCTAAAGCTAGACAAACTAAAGTTCAACATTGTCCACAGTGTGGATCGAACTGGAATGAGGTAGCGTGTGATGACTGCGGTTATTCAGGATAGGCATACTCGTCGAATGTTAGAATTACAGGCTGCACTTCCTGTATGGCATGAGATGAACACGGAGCGACAGTGGGCGCGGCTGGAGTGCACTGAGCATATAACGGTCATCGAGTACGGTGTAATACACGATAACGGCTTTATAGAGTGCGCGGTCGGGTCGAAGCTGTTCGTCGCTAAAGAGGGATGGATTGTGGTCGTGGACTCCAAACGGTGTGGATAGCTGTTCATCAAATGAACAGTGAAGGAGTGTAAATTTTACACTGTAACTTTTACATATTGACAAAGGGCGGAAAGTATGCTACAATTTACCGTTAATCGAGGAAGGTGCTTCTAATGACGCAGAAACAATACGATCTAATCAAAGAGCAAGGTTATAGGATCGACACACGCGGTGTGCGATTCACGTTGATCAAGGGCATTCGCGCTGAGTCGTTCGAGACGGAACAGGCCGCATACGACGCTGCAATGCGCGAGATTGCAGACCGAAACCCAGAAGTGCTACGATACAGAAACGGAGTGTGAGTGTGAAGACGATTCAAGTTCCTTTTACAGTTAACACAATCTATACGCCCAACGCACCGAAGCAAGGTGAGGCGGACGTGACGGTGTATGAGCACATCATGGATGCTGTTGAGCAGCTAGGCGAAGACAAGGTGCTCGACATGGTCAACTACGCACAGCGACTCGCTGACATGCGCGCCGCACGTAGCAGGTTCATCTGTCTGCACGAGGGACCTGAGAAGCGCAAGGTCGATAGGATGCTGAAGCGTAAGAAAGCCTAGACTGTGCGGCCTTGGTTCTCGCCCGACGGAGAACCAAGTCCAGACAGCCTAATGCTGTTGGTGCGCGCGTCGCACGTTAAAGATGGCGCGAGAAAGAGAATTGAGTTTATGAGTACGGGTATTGCGACCCACAAGGGTCAATCGCAGCTACGTTATAAGTGCATACACTGCGGTAAGCAGGTCTCAGAGAAAAAGCGTTCGCGGTTCGGCAAGTATTGGTCGCTGCTCTTGGAGTGCGGTCATTCACAGCTGGTCGAGGCGCTCTCTGAAGTCAAGGTCGAAGCCGAAGCTGTCGATTGGGACGATTTCCAGAGCATCGACGGGCGCAAGCTTTACAAGTTCCAGAAGATCGGATCGTCATTCGCGATTGAAGCGAACGGACGATGCTTGATTGCAGATGAGATGGGCCTCGGCAAGACGGTGCAAGCTATCGCGTTTCTCTGGTATATGAAGCGCAAGGCGATGCCGTGTCTGGTCGCTACTAAGTCTACGCTCAAGTATCAGTGGTCGCATGAGCTATACAGATTCCTTCCCGCGGGGCATGTGAATCAGGTCATCGAGAACAAGAATCAGAAGCCTCTGACTGAGCACGGATTCGACGTTGTGATTATCTCGTTCGATATGCTGAGGCGTTGCGCCTGGGTCGAGGACGAGGAATTCATGCGGGATCGTTTCAAGACGATCATCATCGATGAAACTCAGAACATTAAGAATCCTTCCGCGGCGCGGACGGCTTGCGTCAGGAAGCTGGCGAAGTATTCGCCTTACGTGTTGGGTTTGTCGGGGACGCCGATTAAGAATAACGCGCTTGAGTATTTTACGATTCTCAATATTCTCAAGCCAGAGCGCTTTCCGAGTTACAGGGGTTTCGAGGCGAACTACGTAAACACCTACTCGAACGGTGGATTTACGAAGGCGGGTGGTCTGCAAGACCCTGAATACTTCGCTGAGAAGACAAAGGACTTCATCATTCGCCGCACACAGGACGAGGTTATGCCTGACTTGCCGAAGTTGAATCGGACGTATCGATACGCGGAGCTTGGTCCTGAAGTTGAGAAGCTCTACGCCAAGCTGATGCAGAAGTTCGAGGACGCCATGAACGCGGAAGGCGGTCCTAAGATGTTCGGGTCGGGCGGCATTCTCGAATACATGACCCACATGAAGCACCTGACGGGGACGGCCAAGGTCGAACCTGTTGTAGACTTCGTGACGGACTTCCTTCAAGACACAGATCGGAAGATGACCATCTTTGTGCATCACAAGGACGTTCATGGCAAGATCGAGGCGCTGCTTTCTACTGTGTGTCAGGCACTCGAACTCGACATGCCAATCAGCTTGTCTTCGGACCTGAGTCCTGAGCAGCGTCACGAGGTTGTGATGCAGTTCAAGAACAGCCCGAAAGCACGAGTCATGATTGCATCGACACTGGCAAGCGGCGAAGGGCTGAACTTGCAGTTCTGTTCAGACTGTATCATGGCAGAGCAACAGTGGAATCCTGCTAACGAGGAACAAGCGGAAGCGAGATTCAAGCGCATCGGGTCGGAGGCAGCGATTATCAATGCTACCTACCAGATTGCACTCGGAACGATCGACGAGTTCCTTGCAGACCTCAAGGCTGGCAAGCGACACATCATCGAAGAGGCTATGACGGGCGTCAAGAACGAGCAGCCCTATAGCGAGCAAGACATGATGAAGGAACTTGCAGACATCATCATGACGAAGGGGCTGAAGCGTTGGAAGCTCTAAAGTGTCCACACTGCGGAAACGAGGATACCGACCTGTTAGATCAGGTCGGTCCTTCTCGTTTTCTGTGTAACGTGTGCTCCAAGATATTCATATCGAATAGGATAAAGAAATGAAAGAACCAAGACTCTGGACAGAAGAGGAGGCTCTTGTCCATTGTGAGGAGCGCCTTAAGCTGTTCGAGGCAGAGCGCGCGATACTCGTTAACGGGTCAAAGGGCGACAATCTCTGGGCGAATAACCGTGGGTCTGAGGCAGCGATCGCAAGGTTGGGCGAACTGATTAACTGCTACCAGAGGATCGTTAAACTGGTCAGCACTGACATAAGGAGCAAGGCATGAGACCACTTGGATTGCTCGTGGTATGGAAAGTAAGTGAGGCAGATCCGAAGTGGCAGATCATGAAGAATGGTCTGTTCGGATACTACCAGAACGGCGTCGACTATCTGACTGAGTTTGCTCGTGTGCATGGTTGGAAGCAAATTGAGTCTGTCACGGCAGACAGAATCACCTTCAAAAAGGGTGAGTATCTGATTGAACTGTCGCTGGTTCAAGCTACAGGTGTGGATCTTTCTAAAGAGACTTATCTTTTTCAGGAGTTGACAGATGGCGAAGAAGTTAAAGCCTAGGAGCATCATGCTCCCACGATCGGTGCGCCGGTTGTTCCCTAACGTCAAGTTCGCGGTCGACGCGGACTCGGCAATCGACGTTTCAGTCAATGCGAAGGACTGCAAGGACGCCGAGAAGTTGAATCCCTCAGAGTGCGCGCTGGCGAGAGCAGCTAAGAGGGAGCTGAAAGCAGACGGGGTTATCATTGGTCTGGGCGCATCGTATGTGATCAAGGGCGACAAGGCAGTCCGCTATCACACACCGGAGTCAGTGCAGCGAGAGATCGTGAGCTTCGACAGGCATCACGACTTCGCTCCGGGAGATTATCATCTTCCACCCAAGTCTCCGGCAGTTCGATTCGGTATGCCGACTTACAGGGGTAAGAGGTCAAAGAGCAAGCCGGGCGATCCTAAGACAGCGAAGCACAAGGTCCACACGAGCGCGCGTGTCAGAAAACTTCCGAAAGGCTCAGGCGAATGAAAGTCAGTCGAGTCCCCTTGCAGCAATGTCCGTGGTGCGCGGCGCGACTCGATGCGGTTAGCGGACCAGATGGCAATTTGCCAAGGCCAGGTGACCTCACCATATGTCTATACTGTGGTGGGGTCAGCGAATTCACTGACACTTTAGAACTACAGTTTCCTATGGGTCATACCATAGAGGAAATTGCAAACATCATGAGACTCTTTTCTGAGGAAGGAGATGGAAAGGTCCATTAAACTATATGAGCAAGCCAGTTATCGTTTCGGATTCGCAGATATTGAATACGGTTATGTCGTGTGGTAGAAAGACTCATCTTGAGTTCAAGTTGAATCTTCGACCCATGCAGAAAGCAGAGGCTCTAGAGCGCGGCGACCTGATGCACCGTATGCTACATCCTTATTACTACGGTCGTATCATGCAGCCTCAAGAGCATCACTTCGAGGTGAAGCTGGAGGACGGAACGACGCAGCCTCATCCCTACGCAAAGTTCATCGGGATGGCGCACAACGAACTAGTCGATACGTGCGTCGAGATCGGGCGCACTGCATCCTTTGACATGGACCTTGAGCCTGAGTATCGGAACGAGTGTTTGAAGCAGTTCAGAGAGTATGCGTTCCACTTTGCAGGTGATGGCTGGATGGCTATTGAGGTTGAGCAGTCATTCACGCGCACACTGTATGAGGACGATAAGCTTCGCATTGACTACGAAGGGATCGTTGATCTGGTAGCTGACGGTCCAATGGGTCGGATCGCAGTGGACCACAAGACAGCGAAGTCACGCTCCACACCTTCTGACCTGTCGAATCAGTTCATGGGTTATTGTTGGGCACTGGACATCCCGAGGCTCATTGTCAACAGGATCGGATTTCAGAAAACGCTGAGTCCTGCTGAGAGATTCCAGCGTGTTGTCTTGAGCTACCCACAAGGGCGTATCGACGAGTGGCAGTACTGGGCGACATACTGGTTGAAAGTGTACGCTTTCTACCTGGAGAATGACGTATGGCCGCCAAACTACACATCGTGCGACAAGTATTCAGGCTGTATTTTTATGCCGGTCTGCACTAGGATTCCAGAGGCGCGCGAGTTCACCATGCAGACGAAGTACAAGGTCGCTGAGCCGTGGTCGCCGCACACTAGGGACACGTCGAAACTATTGGGATAAGACAATGCCGAGCCTAAAGCACATTCACAAATACTACAGAAAGAAGATGGGTAAGAACTACAAGGTCTACGCCTGTGCGCTGCCTGACTGCACGCACTACATCCGTGCGGATATGATCGTCGGAAAGCGCACGGTGTGTTGGGTCTGTGGTAAAGTCACGCTCGTCTATCAGGATAGCAATGGCGTGTTGGCAAGACCACATTGCAAGTCCTGCACGAAGCGTAAGACAGAGGACGAGCCAATCGATCTTCCACCTCTTATGATTCCGGAGATCATAGCATGACTGTCAAGGAGTTGAAAGAAGCTATCGATCATCTTCCTGATGACATGGAAGTTGTGGTAGCTGACTCCCAATGGGGAGATGACAGTTTGGTTACAATAGAGGTTGTAACGGTGAAGGAACGAATCTATCTGAGGTTATTCTAATGCCAGTTACACTTGACGCTATGACAATGGGCGACAAATTAACTTGCCTGTTCAAAGGAGATCCAGGGACAGGCAAGACTATTGCAGCAGCCAGTTTCTCGAATGGTGCAGACGATATCTACTTTTTCGATCTCGACCAGAGGATGCGCCCGTTGTTGCTGCACTTTGGACATCCAGACTTGAAGAGCTACAAGGATCACATCAAGTTTGATACCTATGCAGGAGCTACGGCGTGGGCGGACCTCTGCACGAAGCTGGACGGACTCATCTCCTACAATCCATACGCTGCTATCTGTATGGACTCATTAACTGCGTTGTCGCGTATGCTCATTTCCTTCATGCTCGCTTCGAGAGGAGAGCAAGGGAAGCAAAAGCTAAAGAGAGGCGGCGTCGCGCTTACGCAGATCGAAGACTACTCAGGCGAAGCAAACGGTATCAATCAAGTCATCGACGCACTGAGGGTCATCAGCGACAACGGTAAGAAGTGCCACTACATTATGACGGCACACGTGATCCAAACTTCTGAGAAGTCTAGAGAAGGTAAGATCAGCCTCTCCAGATTCCTGGTGAACAGTGGCGCAAAGAAGACGGTCGCTGAGCTACCTGCCTACTTCGATGAGGCGTGGCACTTCGACGTCGGACTGGGCCAAACAGGGCGCGCCCAATACCGAGTACTGACGCACAACATCGGAACGGACTGGGCTAAGACTGCATTGCCTCTACCGGATGAGATTGACTTCACTGCTTATCCGAAAGAGGAAGACTTCAACAAGAAACACGGGCTGCTGTATCCTATGATTCAACAGCACGTCAAGACACATAGCGAGAGTGATACATGGGCGTAAAGATTCTATACGACGGCGACAACGAGCACGCTGCACTGTATTGCAGCACTTCAGAGGTAGCGTTCGGCCCGATCTTCCACGACGATCACGGTCATGACGCTCGTGATAGGGCTGAGCTTTTCCTCAAGTGGCTCGGTGCGCGCGACGCTCGTCAGTTCACCGATAAGGCGCTGCTTGATCTCTACGGCCAGTGGGCGGCGCAAGAGATCGATCAGTGGAGAAAGGAGGATGGTGAAGATGTAGAATAACCTTCGACCCGACTGACCTGTAACCTGAATTAACCTGACCTGAAAGTGAGACAAGTTTTATGAAGATGAAGTTTACGGCTGACACTCTCCGCGGTAGCATGGTTCTCGATCCCAACTGGTACGCTGCAATCGTGCGTGCGGTGGAGATCAAGGCAGCCAAGACGGACGCCTCGACGAACTGGAACTATCGGTTCGAGATTCTCTCCGGCAAGTCCCGCGACGGCAAGGACTACACCGGAACGATGGTGTATCGCCTGTTCAACGAGAAGGCGCTGGGTTTCGCGCGCCCCTTCGTCGAGGCTCTCGGCATCACCATCAAGGAAGATGACGAGTTCGATCCCAACACCGCGGTGGGCAAGAAGCTCATGATCTACGTGAAGAACCGCGAGTACGAGGGCAAGCTCCAGAACGAGGTCGCGGACTTCCGTCCGATCGGCTGAGTGTGGTTATCGGGTCGGGACATAAAACATCCCGGCCCGATTCTTTTTTCGCAGGGAGATAGCATGACAGACGAACAGAAGAAGTCGATCGAGGAACTGGAAGAACTCGAGAAAGCTCAGCAGGCCGAAGAGGAAGCTGAGGAGAACGACGAACAGGATGAGGACGACGACGAGGATTTCGACGACGATGACGACGAGGAAGAGGACGAAGAGTCCGACGTCGTAGAGTAATAAGGTCTCCGGGCTGACTATTAGAGCGTGTTCACCCACGCAAGCGTCGATCTAGTACAAAGCCTTTCAGCCGTGTGGTCCCGAGCGGTTGGAGATTCGGGACAACTTTTGAGCCGGGGGCCAAGTGGATGGTATGTGGGCAGTGGCACAGCAGTAACCATCTCGTAACGAGGAAGCCATACCCCGGTATTTTTGGAGGCCTCATGAAGCTAGCGATTGAGACAATACAAGTCAAGGAAGAACCTATTGACGAGGCCGAGGTTCAGAACCTAGCTGAGTCTTTCAAGGAACGCGGTCAGATACACCCCATAGCTGTTCACCAAATGAACAGCAGCGTAGTCCTTATTACAGGACGCAAGCGTCTTGCAGCAGCCAAACTACTGGCATGGCAAGAGGTTGACTGTGCAATCTACGAGAACCTCACAGAAAATCAGATAGAAGAGATTGCGCTGCACGAGAACCTGAAGAGGTACAACCTGCCTTGGACTGAGGAAGTCCTAATGGTCGAGAGGTTGCATCTGCTCAAGCAGCTCATCTATGGCAAGCCACCTGAACAGGGTGGCGGACATCAAAAGACAGGCTGGAGTGTCAGAGACACCGCAGCCGCGCTCCAGCAGGCACTCGGTAAAACCTCCCAAGACCTACAACTAGCTAGGCATGTTAGGCTCGACCCTTCGCTGTCTAAGGTGAAGGACAAGCGCACTGCAATGCGTCTGGTCAAGATCGCAGTGAAGCGATTCGACGACGAAGAGCAGGCAGGTGCGGCCGATTTCGGGATGAAGATGAACCAACTGTTCTGTGGTGATTCGGCAGTCGCCATGAAACACTTCCCAGACAATACCTTCCATGCCTGTATCACTGATCCGCCTTGGCTCAGATTCTTTGATTCAACTTTGCGACTCGATGAACGAACAGTGCCCGTATTTCGGGAGCTGTATAGGGTCATGCGTTATGATAGTTTCGTCTACATCTTCTGTGGATTTGACGATTATCACTACTACGCTGGGCGCACAGAGCCAGACCCTATACTACCGAGCGAGACCAGAAGAATACCTGGAGTCCTTGAAGACATCGGGTTCCGTGTGGCAAAAACTCCTCTCTTCTGGAGAAAGCTCAAGAGCTTGTCCCGTAGAGGCGTTACTCCATGGGAGCACGGACGGGATTTCGAACTCATTACGGTTGCTGTCAAAGGGAATCCAGTCCTGAAAGGCGGGACGCAGGATACCTCATTCTTTGACGTGGACGCCGTCCCACCTGTGAAGCTCATTCATCCCAACGAGAAGCCTGTTGACTTGATGAAGAAGCTCCTCGATGAATGCACTCATGAGGGTAATGCAGTCATCGACCCCTTTGCAGGTTCCTTCTGCGTGCCAGACGCTTGCAAACAAATGAAGCGTTACTGGATCGGAATAGATAGGGATCAAGAATCGTATTCGAGAGGTTGCAAGCGTCTAGGAATTGAGGAGCAGTGATGATTAAGATTAAGAAGAGCTCAACAGCTGATACTCGTACTTGTGATTTCAAGAATGTCAGCATAAAGACTTTACTTGAAAGCTCATGCCAGCACATCGATGACGTGCGCGCCGCACTCAACTTTTTTGTACAGAAAGTTGAGGAAGCTGCACGAGTTCATGATAGTGACAAAATCTCAAACATCAAGGGCTTTCATGCTGATTTCCTGACAGGATTCAAGGAGACAACATGGTGGGATGAGCATCGCAAGATTAATCGTCATCACCTCAACATGGAAGACGGCATACCTGCTGATGTTAATCTTATCGACGTACTAGATTACATTGCAGACTGCGTCATGGCAGGTATGGGGCGCACCGGAACTGTCACGCCATTAGATGTCAATCCTGTCATGTTAATGCGTGCGTTTAGCAATACCATTGAGCTTCTCAAAGAACAAGTTGTGGTTGAGGAACAGTAATGTTCTGGGAGATCCTTCCATGGTGTATCTCGGCTATCACTGCGACGTCGATGTGGCTAGCAGGAAGCAAGTCGCGGCACGCATGGACAGTGAGCCTGTGCAATCAGGTGCTGTGGGCGACGCTGATGATTCACGCAAAGCTCTGGGGTCTGTTGCCTCTGAGCATCCTACTAACGATCATATACACAAGAAACTGGATTAGGTGGCACAATGAGGCGAAGTCAATTCAACAGCAAAACCTTTTACGATCTACTGAAGGACGCGGGTGAGCTTCATGCTCTGAAGGCTCACGACTACACCAACGACGCAGATCCTTATGGGAATTACAAGTTCGCAGGGATGATGTCGAAGATGTTCGATGACCCAGACGATGCTGGGTTCATTGGTCGTATCGGTGAGAAGCTCTACAGGCTAGCAAACCTACAGAACAATCGCAAAGAACCAAAGAACGAAGCCATCGAGGATACTGAGCGCGACCTCTGTGTGCTCATGGTTCTCTGGATGTCAATGCGTAAAGACCGACGCAAGACAGAAGTAATCGAGGCTACCGTTGGAAGTCAACAAACCTAACGATTATGAATGGGCTTTGGAACGTGTGACGAAAATGTGCGCTTCCGCGCTCGTCGATGCTCAAATCTATCGTCAGAAACTCCTAAAAGGTTTTGGGTATCCTGACGAGACATTCCGTTCAGCGCAGGATTACCGAGCCTTAAGTATCATCCTCCAACGGCTAGCTGATTTGGAGGAGAAATGATTAAGCCACGTTACGTACCAGGCATTGGACCAATAGGTGCGCGGCTTGCCATCGTCGGTGAGGCGCCGGGCGCGCAAGAGGACCAAGAGGGTAAGCCCTTTGTTGGTGCGGCTGGAGAATTGCTCAACGGATTTCTACGTGAAGCAGGTATCAACAGGAACGATTGTTACGTCACCAACGTGGTGAAGTTTCGTCCACCTGAGAACGACCTGAAGCGGTTGAATGAGATAGGCGTGTCGCTGGCAGACTCCACGGTAGAGCTGTTCGACGAGCTACATGCACTCAAGCCCAACTGCGTCCTTGCCCTGGGGAATACAGCACTTCATGCACTGACGAACAAGACAGGTATCAAGGTATATCGTGGCTCAGTTCTGAGGAGTTCGGACTTCAAACTGAAGGTTGTCGCGACCTACCATCCCGCGCACCTGCTTCGTCAAGCTGGCTCTGAGGTCATGGACTACGCGGCGCGGGCTTACGTGAGTCTAGACTACGCGAAGGCCGCACGGGAGAGCTTGACTCCCGAGTACCACGTCCCAGATCGCCTGTTGAATGTGTGTCGTAACAGCCTGGAACTGTATAGGTTCAAGCGACAATACGCAGACAAGACCAAGGTAGCGGTCGACATCGAGACATACAAGACGATCCCTACCTGCATTTCGTTTGCCTTTACTCGCTACCATGCTATGTCAGTTCCGCTCATTAACATGGTGAGCGAGAACAAACCAGAGTGGGTGCCTCGACATGAACTGGAACAGATGTGGGAATTCGTGGCGAGTATCCTTAATGACCCTAAATACGAACTCATCGGCCAGAACTTTAAGTTCGATGACGCCAAACTACGATCGCCTTGCTGTTTCAGACCAGCGAATATATACGCTGATACGATGCTCATGGCGCACACGCTCTACCCGGAGTTTCCTCTTGGTCTTGCTTTTCTCGCGAGCATTCATACGGATGAACCGTATTACAAAACAGAGGGTAAGGAGTTCGATCCTCGAAAGGACACATACGACAGGCTCTACCTCTACAACGCTAAGGACGCGGCGATTACTTTTGAAGTATTCGAGGAGCAAGATAAAGAACTCGACGAAGTTGGACTCAGATCTTTTTACTACGACTTCGTAAACAAGTTTCATTGTGCCTATCGAGACATGGAACAGGTGGGCCTGTTGCTGGATGTCGATAGGAATAAAGAGCTAAAGAAAAAGTATAGAGCTGAATTGAAGGAAGCTCAATCACGGCTGGATACAGCCGTGGGAAGGCATATCAATGTCGCTTCTCCGAAACAAATCAACGACTTACTATATCGTGATATGGGTCTCCCCCTCCGCAAGGATACGAGCGAAGATACAATCGTTGCTCTCCAGAACAATGTTTGTAAGGTCGAATCTGACAAGCAAACGCTCGGAGACATTCTCCTCGTACGTCGCATTCGAAAAACCTTGGGAACTTATCTCGAAGCAAGACCTGACGTTGATGGACGATTTAGAACTAGCTATCGAATCGTTGGTGCGGAAACTGGACGAACTTCAACAACAATCCTCAGAGCGCCCGTAAGGTTCTTCAAGAGTGGCCTTGCTTTCCAAACGATGACGAAGCACGGCGATACAGGTTCCGATCTACGTAGCCAGTTCGTCGCTGACCCTGGCTACGTGTTCGTTGAGATTGACAGTAGCCAAGCAGAAGCGCGCGTCGTTGCTCTGCTCGCCAACGATTTAGAATTGCTCAACCTGTTTGATACTACTGATGTGCATCGGATGACAGCAGGTTGGATCTTTAATTGCAGACCTGAGAAGGTAACGTATGAGCTTCGGTTCGTTGGAAAGACAACAAGACACGCAGGGAACTACGGCATGCGTAAGGGACGACTCATGCAAATCATCAACACGGATGCTAAGAAGTTCCACATCGATATACAAGTTAGCGAATGGAAAGCAGGACAGATACTCGACGCTTTCCATAACTTTTCACCGAAGATCCGTGACGTTTTCCATGCTGAGGTTATACAAGCCCTGCACAACAGTGACAGGATTCTCATTAACCCTTTTGGCAGACGACGTCAGTTCTTCGGTCGCTTCGATCACGAGTTGGAGAGAGAGTCGTTTGCTCAGATTCCTCAGTCGACGATTACTGATAACACGAAGCGCGCGCTCCTCGCCATTAGGGACAGAACTGCTGGTGATGTTCGAATTTGGGGAGAGTTCGCTAGCACTACAGGAATATGTGTTGAGGCACACGATGCCCTTGTCGGACTCGTTAAAGAAACAGAGATCGATCTCTATTTGAGCTACGCAGTACCGGCTTTCGAGATGCCGATTGATTTCTCACAGTGTACTCTGCCACGGGGAACTATAAGTATCCCATGTGAGGTGAAGGTTGGACGGAACTATAAGGACTTGAAAGACTATGTCGTGGCTCGACGAAGTGATGCAGTCGTCAGCGGAAGTCGAGAGCCCTAAGCAATGGATTTGGTGGTCAGCTATCAGTGCAATCGCAGCAGTGAGTGGTAGCAATGTCTTTCTGGACAAACACTACTACAAGCTGTCACCTAATCTGTTCGTCATGCTCCTTGGTAAGAGTGGTCTAGGTAAAGGGTGGCCCATATGGTTAGCTAAAGAGCTAGTCACTGTAGTAGATACTACCAGGGTTATCTCTGGTCGTAACTCCATACAGGCAGTAGTGAAAGAGCTAGGGACAATTACAACGCGCAACGGCAAGCCAGCAATACCGGACTCAAGAGGGTTCTTAGTATCTGGCGAGTTCGTAAACTTTGTGATTCAAGACCCACATTCACTGTCAATCCTTACTGAATTGTATGACACCCACTATAACAAAGAGTGGAAGAATACACTAAAAGGCTCAGGGATTGACACGCTCAAGAATGTATGTCTGACCATGTTGGGCGCGTCCTCTCCGCCCCACTTCCGGGAGGTTGTACATGCCAAGGACATCGAAGGTGGTTTCCTTGGTAGAACGCTGATGGTATACGAAGAGACCAGAGGATTCATCAATCCGTTGCTGGAGAAGCCGGACAAACTATTTGACCCACTACATGCAGCGGAGTATCTGGTCGAAGTTTCCAAGCTGAGAGGAGAGTTTAGTTACTCCGATGGTGCTAAGAGGATATACAGTTCTTGGTACTACGATTTGCGCGCCCGAGATACGGCAGACAAAACAGGCACGGTCCAACGTGTGCATAACCACGTTGAAAAAACGGCGATGTGCCTCGCGATGGCGCGCGACCTGACGCTGGAGATCCAGCCTCAGGATATAGATAAAGCTATCGAGGTCTGTACAACGCTACTTACACATGTAGACAAGGTCATGCAAGGGTCGGGAGGGAAGTCGGAGATCTCGCAAGAGCAAGTAATGGTCTTGCAACTTCTCCTGAAGTCCCCAGACTATGAGCTGACTAGAACAAAGGTTTTACAGAAGCTATTTGGAGATGTAGATAGCTTCGTGTTGAACAGAGTCATCGAGACTCTGAGTGAGGCCAAGGCGGTAGTTGCTACGACACGCGGGGGTCATACGTATTACAAGCTGACACCAGGGTATCTGAAGCAGCTTGAAGAGTGGAAGAGGATTAAGAAATGAGGTTATTCTTGGCAGACGAAAAGATTGAATTGCCGGAAGTTGCAGTGCTTGAGAAGCTCGAAGTTTGTGTTGCGCTTCTCAACCATATGCGACAGAACAAGAGCAATGTGGATGGTAGAGGTCTTTCGATCGCTATCACCCACATCGAAACTGCTGCGCTCTGGGTCAAGGACGCGGTACGCGAGGAAGGCTAGACGATGCACGCGGAGGTCGGGGGAGGCCAGATTTACTTGAGCCTCCTCCGATCTGCGCTGCTATACCAGAGCCTACAAATGGTATGGCCTGTGCTCCTTGCTTCAGTAGAGGATCGAACCTACCTGTACCACCAGGTTTATCTGTTGCAGCTTTGTAAGCTCCGTATCCTGCCTTGCCAACGTCAGAGATGACAGGCCCACCTATGAACTCTGCTAGACCTGAAGCCTTGCTACCAGAGCCTATAAGGTCGGCCATAATACCAAGTGCCCACGCTTGACCTAGGTTAGCAAACACCCGCTCCAGTCCTTCCCCTCTATCTGAGATAGCCTGACCTGGACCTACTCCAGAAACAGTTCCCTTGATGCCAGCCTTGACATCTCCAATCCCCTCACCCATTGCAGTATATAGGGCAAGAGCTAGAGGGATGTTCCTTCCAGGATTCTCCATCACCGCATCCCGTATGATACGTGTCTGAGTGAAGGCGTACTTCTTAAAGATGAGAGGTATCTCTGCAATAGGGTGGTGAGACCACATCTTCGGGAGGTCGATGCTCTGTGCGCGGCCTTGAGTTATCTCGGCCATACGACCGCCCGCGATACCCTGTTGTTCAGGTGTCAGAGATCCTTGCTTCAGAACCTTATCGATAGGTTCGAGCACGAGGTTCTCCAGTCTCGCGCGCGCTCGCTTGTTTGTTGGGTCTTTCTTTAGCTGAGTAAACAGGTCATTGGCTGTGGCCTTACCTGTTATAGACGCGACAGTTCGATTCAAGGTCTCTGACTTCTTCATCAGAAACAGCTTCGAGAGCGCACCTTCCCCACCCACCTCACGAAGTAGGTCTTGATTGATAGTCTGGAGCGCGCCTGTAGCTTCAGCCTCACCAACAGTTTTCTTGTAGTCTGTGATGACCTTCTTCAGCGCACCACCGTATGCCTTGAGATTACCACGTAGAGGTACAGTCGCAAGCTGTGAGAAGTTGGAGATGGCGAAGTGGGATAGGTGCGCGGCGCTGACCACTTTCCTCGTTGCCTGATTGACAGCAGACCAGGATGGATTACCTGTAGTTGCTACGTCCCTACCCAGATGCTTGCTGACGATCTCATTGATTCTTTTTGGGTCAGCAGTCTGGTTGATTAGTTTGCTGATTGGGCTTTGATTATCTGCTATGTCGAGCGCCCCGAATTCGCGCGCCTCTGCGATCCTCTTACCCATGTCATTAAGGTGCATGTAGTCAACATCCAAGTCCAGACGATAACCTGGAGCATTGCCTTGACGCTCATGAGTAGCAGAGATAAGGCGCTCACCAAACTGTGCTGAGTTTTCGACAGCCTGCCGTGCATCCTCAACAGTCCAACCTTCCTTTTCGAGCTGTGCTATAAAAGCATCCTTGTTCTTGACAAGGTTCTTCCTATCGTAGATGTGAGGCCAGTGATTCGTCCGCTCCCTAAAGGGAATGATCTTGCCTTCGGCAGTTCTTAGACCTGCTCCAGAATCTTTCGCTGCTTGGACTACTTCCTTATCTATCACTGCTCTTGCATCCAGAGCTTTCTGGACGGCAGGGTCATTAGGAACTATTCCTTTGTCCCTGCTCTCGACATAGATCTTTACCTGCTCAGGTGTCAGTCCTGCGGTAGCTTCCTTAGCTCGCTTACCCCATTCGCCACCCAGATAATCGCCAGCCAATCTGGTCTTTCTTATGAGCTGGGCGAGTACTGGTCCTGACTTACCAGAGTCTTCAATGACTGAGATATCACCCTTACCGACCTCAGCCGCAGCTTGCGCGCCTTTCACTCCTTGAACCTTTGCCTTGGCTCGCTGAAAGAGGGTAGTTTTCTGTGCAGCATCCTGTAGTTCCGGTATACCTGACGCTGCAGCTTTACCCACTGGCCCTGTATCTGCTGCGCCAGCAGCAACCTTGTTCTTATTGAAGGTTCCGACAGGAGGTCCCATCTTTGGTCTAGGGTCTGATACGAACTCACTTCCAGGAATGACCTCTCCCTCTGGACCGATAGTACCAGATACCTTAGGCTTACCTTCTGGGAATAGTCCAGCCTCAGGTCCAATGTCCCAGGGCATTGTGGGTTGAGCGTCAAATCCTAGTTTCTGCCTACCAATGACAGGCTGTAATATAGGTTGGGTAGTAGGGTCATGTACTCCGTAAGGACCAATCTCAGGACCGTATAGTTCCGTAGGTGGCTTAGGTGCCTCACGGAATGGTAGACCTGGCTGGTCAAATCCATAATCCATAGGCATCTGTGTAGGCTCAGGTCTTATACCGGGTCTTGCAGGTGGAGGTACATCTGGTAGTGCTGCCTCTCCCGCCTGAGCAGCGAGAGTTTTCTTTCCACCTCTAGCTCCAGCGAGGGCGAGCGCGCCAGCGAATAGACCTGAGCCAGCGGCATGACCGTAACGACCTTCACCAACGTCACGAGCCATCTGTGTAGCAGGAATACCTAGTCCAGCCTCAGGCAGAGTGGCTAGTGCTCTCCCAATAGACTTGAAGTTCTCACCACGCTGCTCATATCCATAGGCCTCTCTGCCACCCTGCATGAAAGGCTCAGTGACTCCTCCTACAAGTTCCTTTAATGCTCGCGCGCGATCCTGTATACCTGCCTCTGAGAAATCTAGGTTGGTTGGAGTTAGCTTACCGACATTACTAGCGAAGTGTCCTATCCCTTTGAGACCCTCACCTATAGCCCCCAGGAATCCTGTATCTGGAGGCTTCTGTGGCTGAGCTGTCGGTAGCTGCATAGACTTGTATTCGTCTGGCAGCTCAGGAAGATCCGTACTAGGATAGTTCGGGCCTTGACTAGGACCTGCGGGCGGCGCACTTGGCGTGATACTCCTACGTCGTTGCATCCAATCCATGACATCTTTCTGGGTTGGAGCTTCAGGCTTATCCCAGTCCATGTCCAGGATTTCGCCATCGTAGTCTATCTGTATTCTTCTACCTGGCATGACTCACCTCAGAACTTCAGTCCACCACCGCCCGGAGGAAGGTCGCTGAACTTGATTGGTCCTTGACCCATACCACCCATGTTAGGAGGCTGAACTCTTCTACCAGGAACTTGACCAACTCCGGGTCGTCGAGTTGTAATGACAGCTTGCTTAGCTCTTTCAACTTCAGCCAAGTAGTCTTTAGCATCCTGGCTGTTAATGTCTACAGAGTTAGTTCCAAACCAGTTCCCAGGTTTTACAGGCATACCTTGTTCATTCAATGACCAGCCCTCGAACCTTGGATTTGTTCTTGCGACTTGCTGAGCAGCCATCGCATTGGCAGTAAAGTTTTCTCCGGCATTGACGAAGCCGGCAGCACCAGCATTCTGTGCAGCGATATCAGCTCGATACTCCCCAGTTGCAGCACCACGCTCTCCGGTCGCAACACGTCTTTCATTCAACGCATTGTTTATTGCATCCTGAGCTTGAGTTTGACCGAACTCTACCTGACGCTGATTCAGATTACCAATGCCAGTGTTGGCTGAAATTCGTCCAGTTTCTGCACCATATGCCTGGATGTTCGTGCCGCGCTCTCTATCAGCCTGCTGACGACCAGCCATTGAGGGTCCGAAGTTTCTTCGCTCGCCAGAGGGATGAACCATTATAGTATTACCCTGTTCATCCGTGGTCTCCGACCAGTTCTTATTCTTCATATCATCGATTTGAGCTTGCCGATACAGCCTGTCAGTTTCGGCTTTCTGCTCATCGAGTTCTAGCCGACGTATATCTCTTGTTTCGAGTCTACCCTCTTTCGCTTGTTCTTGCAGTCTTCTGATGTATTCGATCTGGCCCTTGACATCCTGACTCTCGATGTCGGCCTGCTCCTTCAGCCCTGCGCCTTTCATCTGCCAGCTTTCGAGGGCGTTTCGATACGGCGCGTTGATTATCTGATCCCCGATGGCCGCGCCCATCTTTGGATCGTTGAATCCTCCAGCCGCGGCAGCGAGCGCGCCACCTATACGACGTGTCTGAGAAGGAGCATATTGCTCTCGCGACGGCATCTTGCCGATGTGTTCTCTGTATGCGGTAGAAGCCTGACCACCCTGCATCCTTTTGAGGGCCTGGGATAGTGGGTCAGCATCAGCCTCGGCAGACGTAGGTGCAGGAGCAGAGCTGTTCATCGGCTGATTGGCTGGGAGTTGAAAGACCCCCTTCGTCCTTTTGATGGCATCCAGCAATGGATCTACCTGTTGCTGACTATTGCCACCACCATCAAGGATGAATGCCATCCGACGCTTGTTGAAGGCGTTATCGCCAAATAGATCTCTAGCCATTACAAATACCTCGGGTCTGTTTCATTAGCAGGTATCCTATAGCCAGATACACCAGAATTCTGATTACCACCACCGCCCATACCACCGCTGAAGTAAGCTCCAGCACCAGTCGCAGCGGCATTGAGGAGGTCACGACCCCAACCCTGATCACGAGGCATAGCGCTCATACCTTGATTCCAGACGCCACGAGATTCAAGACGATTACGGTCGTAGAGCGCAACCTCACCCGGTACGTCTGTTCTCAGATTGGCAAGGCCGCCTGCTCCAGCTAGCATATTGTCTGCAAGAAAGCTAGCTCTCCAACGTGCATCAGCAGACGATTGGGCTGAGGCAGCCAGACCACGACTAGCGGCAGCTTCAGCCATGCCTTCGAGACCTCTAGTTCCAGCCAACTGGTTGCCAGTCCGAAGTCCTTCCCAGTTAGCCTCATTTCCTGCCGCCGTACCTGCTGCACCAGCCCTGTTCCTCGCGATAGAATCTGCCATGCCTGTTGTAGCAGACGTCACACCAGCCATACCTGCCAGCTTGTTTCTGCTCAGCAGATCCTGAAGGCCGGTCTCTGAGGTAGTCATTCCCTCAGTTCCCCACTGCCTACCTTTGTTGACAGCGTCCTTGATACCTAGTTCTGTGTCTCGTGCTGCGTCCGTAACACCTCGCGATTCATCTCTCGCAAGGCGTGACATGAGAGCGGCTTGACCCGGACCACCACCGCCTTGAACCCTACCGAGACGGTTGCCTTCCTCTCGGACTCGATTATAGAAAGCGGGTATTCCCGACGTGCCGCGCGCCCTAGCGTTAGCAATGTCCTGATCGTTGTACCCACCAGTGCGCTGAAACTCATCATAAACCCCCATCCCTCGGATGCGGTTTATTCCCTCGTCACTGACGCCACCACCTGTAGCAAAGTTCTTATACTGACCAATGGCCTCGTTGACATTGCCAACTTGCTCAGGTGTCCAACCACCCGTGTTAGCTATGTCACCGAGTATGCCTTGATACTTCTTGAACTCTGTTGGATCTAGACCGCCAGACTCTCCCATGAACTTTCTATAGGAAGCCTCGGAGTCTCCCATTGCGTCACCAGAGGGGCCACCACCCGCACCACCACCTCCACCACCGCCGCCACCAAAACCCCCAGTCGCAGGATTAAAAGCGTAGGCTTGGTCTAGTAGGTTCTGACCACCGCCCTTGGCGAAATCCTGGTAGAGTTGGTTTGCTCCACCGTAGGCTTCGTTGGCTCTGCCATAAGCCTCAGCAGACCGCTGCTTTTGCTCACCTTCAAATTGCGTTTGATACGCAGTGTTTTGAGTGAGCTGTTTGTTGACTTCCTTTTTATTTCCGCCCATCACAACTCCTTTACCAAAAGCTCACCCGGCTTATATGCCTGAAAGAAATGATAATGCTTCTGCATTAGAAGTGCGAAGTTTGGATCAGTAATAAAGACATACATCTCTTGCAAACCTGCCTGCTCCGTCCCACGAAAGGCCTCACGCATCAAGAGCTTGAGCGCGCCGATCCTGGTACGAAGCGAGGCAGATTTGTCGAGAAACATCATGCCTTCCGCAAAGAGCTTGACTTGTCCGTAGCCTACGATCTTGCTGTTGTGTTCCACAACAGCGTCAACTATCGACGTTCTTCTGTTCGGAAGGCCGTACAAGTCTGCATGGTAATCATCCCAGATTTTACTGATTTCTGGAACGTCCTCCCAGCGGAAAGACCGAAGCTCCATCACTCACCTTTTTCGATGGTCAAGGATTCCCAGGCATGAGGATCGCCTGTCTTACCAATCCAGTTGATTGGTGCATCTGGCGACGTTGGTCCTCCACCCTTGATACCTGCGAGCAAACCTGAATTGGTCCGGAGCGCGATCTTGTCGCCCAGCTTGACACCAGTGAACTGCGCAAGCGAAGCGTCAATCATGGCCTGAACCTGAGCCTCTGTCAGTCCACCAGTTGCTGGAGGTTGAGTTCCTCCTTGAGCACCCTGTACAGGAGCATACTCATTGCCAGCAACCCAATAGAAAGCCCACACCAAACCACCGCTTTTCGCATTGAAGTTCTCTTTCGCGTTCCTTGTCTTGCTGTAGGTCTGAGCTGCGTCGTCGAGGTACTGCATACAACGAGTGTAGTAACCCAGCTCGTCGGGGATGGCGGTCGGGAGGAACATACGACCCTTCGGCCCACCCGAGTACTGCTGAGTGAAAGCGAAGTAGGGCATCGAGGCGTCAGGCCTGACGTTGGGACCATAGCCGGGAGGAAGTCCGCAGCTATTCATGACAGTTTCCCAATCATTGGCAGGCTGACCAATGACCTTACCAATACCCTGAAAGAACCACTGCTTGGCTTCTTCCTCTGTCTGAGGACAACGACTCATGTCAAATGGCATGTTTGCTCTCCAATAGTAACGCTCTGTAATTGTCGTTCTTGACTGCTGTCACTACAGTGAAATATGGATCTGTGTAGTACTCTAGACCCTCACGCCATTCACCATAGTTGTAGAGAAGTAGTCGTTTTGAGTACTGTGAAATCACCTCCATAAGGGCTGTACCCTTGTAAGGATCAACCTCGAATAGGCGTTGGGACGAGAGCAGAACTAGATCTACTTTCTCCCACTCGCGGAAGCTAAAGATGTCAGAACAGTAGGGAATGACACCCGGAACTATGTCCTCGATGACTGCCGTATTTGAATCGACACCAAGCAATTTCGTATTTGGATGCGCGGCCTGAATCCTCTTGAGGAGTATGCCATTACCACAACCTAGGTCTAGAACCTTGCCATGAACCTTAGCATCTGATAGGACCGAGACGATGAACGAGTGCGCCGCGCTCATATCCGATTTGGATTTGAAGCCGTTGAAAAACAATCGAGATGTCACGACGTTCTGGAATGGAAACTTATTCCCGCTCGCACCATGTGCAGGGTATAGCTCACTGTCCAGTCGTAACGTAGCCTTGGTAGGCAAGGGATCAGATGCGTAGATGGTCTTGAGGATAGGAGTAGTTACCATCGCTACACCATGGAGAGAAGTCCACTCCATAGGCATAACGAGTAGCTGCTGCAACCAATCCGCAGGCATCATCAGACCCTCTGTATGCATCATGACGCCAATGATCTTCGCACCTATCTTCACGCTCTCCTGACAGTTTACACTACAAGGAAGATGAAAGACTCCACGTATACCAATGTGCCGTAGTAGAACATTGTTATACATCAAGTTTCTCTGAAGAGGCTGACCATACGAATGGATCGTTAGGTCTCGCCATCCTTCTTTCTTCCAATGCGTAACAAAGGATGCAGTACAACAATCTGGAAAACCAAGCATATGACCAATAGCAAGGTCAGCCTGAGCTTTCCAAGCATCTATAAACTTCTCAGGTTCTAGACCAAAATACACTCTGTAGGTAAATCTCTCTCCTGCTACGTAGGGTATCGACGCATTACCGTAGCTTTCTGTCGCGCCGTCCAACCCAACGATCGCCATCGGAATGTTTTTGGCGAGCGCCCAGTTCTGTACATCTGGTAGCTCTTCAGGTGTGACGCTCTGCAACACACCGGGACGCATACCCTGCAATAGCGTGAGGCGCTCGATAGCATGCCAACTTGCAGAGATACTTCTAATCTTAGGCTCCCAGTATTCCCTTGCATGCTCCGACACCCACACAGTCCGAAGGAAATCTGGAATTGTAAAGTCTAATCTTTCTAGTTTGCCCACTCTGGTTTCTCCGTTAGAATTGTAGCTCTAATACCATCTGTATGATCCCCATGAGAATCCCCGTGAGGAGTATCACCGTGGCTGTTCACCGGATGAACACCTGCTAGTATCCTATCGACAATCTTCTGCTTCTTATCACAACAGAGGATTCTTACACTTTTATCACTACGTAGATCTAATTCAATCTTCTCAAAGAGAGAGTACCAGAGTCTGCAATTAACTGTGCGGTTTCTCCAGTCGCCGTCAATTGATGTGCCTGGACAGTGACCCTTGCAGAAAGCGAAGTATTTACAATCTCTACAACCACCATGCTCTTGAGGCGTGTAATAAAGTCCAATATATCTCTCATTTCCTGGTCGGTCGGCTTTGACCCAGTTGACTCCGTCCTTGTTAGTTCTACCACAATTTGACATAACACCATTTGGAGAAACTCCTTGAACCGCAGCGGTTGTAATTGGGTCGCAACTATTCCACACGCACGATACCTGAGGCTGTTCTTCAGTTAGAAGTCTCTTGATGTCAATGAAGGGCGCAACTTGTATCTTTGCTGTCTTCGACCACTCATAGAGTTCTAGGAAGGTTTCGATTTGTCTTTCTTCGGAGAGGGCGAGATCACGTCTTCCACAATCGATTTCCATCTCGTGTAGATTAAGATACCTGATACCACCCCTACTAAGATGATCGAACCAGTTACACAAAGCAGGAATATCATTGTTCCCCCTATGTATGGTGCAAATGATAGAGGTATTGATACCTTGCTTGAATAGCTTGTAAATGGCCTCTTCAGTTTTCTCTGTCAGTTCATCAGTGCAGCGAACTCGATTCATCTTGCCAGGACCATCGATCGAGATACCTACTTGCACTGCGTATCGAGAGAATAGTTCTATGTGCTTATCGGTAATCAACGACCCGTTTGTTTGAATCCCATTACGACCAAACTTCTCAAATCCATAAGCCCAGACCTCTTCGAGGTGTTCGACGGGCGCGAGCAAAGGCTCACCGCCGAAGACCGAGAAGTCAGAACCTAGTCTTTCAAGTTGTGCCTTGACCTTAGACCAGTCCCTTGGAACATTGATGTTCCCTGCCTCACGCATAGGGTCTTGATAGCAATAGCCACAGGAGATATTGCAGGCAATCCCGACAGGTAGATACTCTATACTCATGGACCTAGATTGATTGGGTTATCGACATGTGGTGCATCGTTATGAACTGCGTCTGAATGATCTCCATGTGGAGTATCAGAGTGCGGCACATCGCTATGAGTACCAGATGGAACATCCGAATGTGGAACATCCTGATGATCGTTAGCTCCTGGGTCGTCATGATGTGGCACGTCTGCATGTGAATCGTTATGAGCTACATCTTGATGTGGTGAATCGTCGTGCCATATACAGTTATAAGGACCAACGCTGACGTTGTCGTAGAAGTCGCCATGTGCGTAGAACTCACCGTTTTGGTAAATGGTGCAGTCACTATGGTTCAGAGTACCAGGGTTATCCCCGTGCATATCGTTATGTGCATCGGTATGAGGAGTATCACTATGTTGATCTGTATGAGAGTCACCATGACCCCAGTCCTGATGCCAATCGTTATGTGGCACATCTGAGTGTCCTCCAGGAGGGACATCTGTATGAGCCACTTGATCCGTATGATCTACATGCGCGGCTGCACCACCACCGTCAATGTGTGCTACATCTTGATGCGCGTGCATTTCCGCAGCTTCAGCACCACCTATCCACCGAAGGAAAGAACCCTCTACCCAGATAGACCCCGGCACACCATGATACTCACCATTCCAAACTGCTTCAGTCCTGTAAATTTGATTTCCAGCTTGATTGACATAGTAAACGTAGTAACTCTCTATCCACAGAGATCCAGGATAGGCTGTTTGATTCTTGACAAAGATTCCCTGCCAAGCCCACTCTACACCAGCCTCATCAACCCAATGTAGATTGTTCCCTTCTATCCACAAGGAACCTTGATACTTAGCCATTTACGTGGCTGCCCACTTATCCGCGCCAAACGGAATGACTAGCCGACTAGGGGCATTGCACACCATAGGACCATTGTTTGGTGGAACAGAAACTACAAGACCAAGATCAGCGAAGTCTGCTCTGTGAACTGTAAGAGCATACCCTCCTGCCCAACCAGCTGTAATGAGTAGGCCAGACGATCCATTTGTTGCACCCTCACCAGCCACATGCTCTGCATATTGACCTGGGCGACCGTGGACTATAAGAGTAGTCCCACTCGTCCCATACATATGGAAGTCATTACCATTATAAGAGCAATTTCCAGACAGTCCTATATTCGCAGCAGTTCCACCTGTGATAGCAACCGCATTTGAATTCTGGAGTGCCATCGAACCTAGACCAAGATTGGAACGTGCTGTACCTGCTGAAGCTGCACCAGTTCCTCCACCCTCGACAGAAAGTGTAAGATCACTAAATCTGTCACCAACCCACTCTTGAAACTTAACAGGGGCGCGAATAAGTTTAACAGCTTGATAAGGAAGTCCCAGGGTGGCAGTTGTATTCAGAGCTATAGCATCAGCGTCACGAGATTTTAGCTCATCGACGAAAGCAACGTAATTACTCGTTATTGTCGGCTTGTTCCAGTCGGCCATTTTCTTCTCTCAGTCGAGTTATCTCAGCAGCCATCTCACTGATTTGAAGCAGTTGTTTTCTCCTAACGACTTCTAGCTCACCCACGATCTGGTAAAGTTCTTCAAGCGTAATCTCAAATTGTCCCATCTGGCTCCCCTACCACCGTTCCAGGCAATATGCCATCGGTTGAGAGTTTGTTAAGAACTCTCTTAGTTAGACTATGAGTTGAAAAGTCCGCTGTGTTAATGAATTGAATAAACTCTTTAGCCTCTGCCCCAACATACGTGTGGTTGAATAGACCCCCGTGTTCATCTTCTAACTGAATCATGACAGCTCCCTGCTTCCCAGGAACTAGCTCTATCTTTGTATTCATGGTAAGCGCAAGCATCTTGTATTTCGCCGTAACCTTTTCAGGTACGACAACCGGGTCTGTAAGAACTAATTCTTCCATTAGATTGTCTCGTAAAAACCACTGATTGAAATAGAGACTCCAGAGCCCATAGTAAAAGGACTCGTACCAGTCAATAAAAATCCAGTGTTTGCCTCATACATACCTAAGACTATGTCTGATGATATCGTGCAAAAAATGGACAAACTCTGTCCAGTTCCAGGATTATAAACACGTCCGTGCCAAGCCTCAACCCCAGTGCCAATGTAAGCTGCCATGACACCCTTCGGCAAACTAAAATGTAAAGTTCCAGTTCCAAAATTGGTCGTTGATCCAGCATTGAAATTGATCGTAAAAAATATCGTTTTGTCGATCTGAGTATACTTTCCATTTATAGTACCATTTCCAAGGGACGAAGCAACGCCATCCGCTGTAAACGTCGGAGTATATGTAGTAGTCCTTCCAATAGGAGTAGCGGAGTTAGGTAGAGTTAATCCACCACTAAGCTGTACATTGCCAGAGCGATCTATTCGAACAGATCCAGTCGCGGTATTCTCTGCATCATTTATAGCTTGTAAGTATAAAAACTGGGTCGCTTGGATAATCTCAAATTTCTTTTGGTTCGCGGGTTGACTAGTGTCATTCCAGACGAGAGATGGCACACCAAATGAAAGTTCTTGTCTCTGAGTAAAAGCATTTCGGACATCTGTATAAGCGGTAGTAATCCAATCCCGATCGGCGCTTAGATTCCCATGAGTAATAATAGATGCATTCAACTCAAGCTGAGTCCAGGTCGCTCCATTATCAACCGACTTCTCAAAGATCCTACCTGCTACGTTGTATCTTTGCCACATTATACAATACCCCGTGCTTTCCAGGACACAAGGTATGTCACTCGATTGCCAGTAGAATCTAGTGCGAAAACCTTAAAGAACTCTGGATTTGGAATATCCACAAAGTCGTAAATGATAATGATTGGTTCGACTGAGTCTGCTGTACAAGTAATCGAGTTGACGTCCTTGAATACCTTATTGAATAGCACCTGAGTGCCAAGAGTATCACCGGCGAGTGCTACGATCTCACCACCATCTACCTCTCGCTTGACGTCGATGGTAGTTTCCATCAGCGTCAGCTCGGCTAACGCCTTATCACTTGAGCCTGTAAACTCTAGCCTTATCTTGAGGTATCGGAATAATGGAACGAACTGAGAGTATCCTGCCACGAGTGGCGTATAGACAATACCATCAGTTGAGCTGGCTAGGTAAACTACTACCGTAACCTCAGGCACTATCTGTGCCATCTGAAAGACAACTGTTACAATAACATTCTGAATCTCAAGCTCGTAATCGATAATTTCCTCATACCACCCAGTTGTTACTGTAGGCTGTATGTAGATTGGATAACCAGCATCTATCTGGTCCTGTGGTTGATCCCAGGACTTTGTTGTATAATGCAATTCCCACGTGGGCGCAGTATCTACGCAAGCTATCAAGGTCGGCACGCTAGTTCGCACAACATTGTGCATCGTGCCATCTAGATCGCTAACAGCACGATCTAACAACTGGTAGTCTGGAGGTGTATTGACTACTGCTGTAACGTAGCCTCTAGGACCAGTATTGCCTGCGATATCTACTGCTTCAATACTGTATGTGTAGGTTCCTGCCACGGTCTCGAATGTCGAGACAAACGTAGCACGAAGCACCCCATACAGGTTGTTATCCCGATATATACGAAATCGTTCAATCGAGAAGCTCGTTGTAGGGGTAGTCCAATTCAGTAGGACATTGTTGTCGACTACCGCTGCTGTAATGAATGGAGCATAGGGTGAAAGAATCGTAATGACTGTACTTGCAAAGTTTGGTGAGTAGTTACCAAGAAAATCAATAGTCTTAATCAAAAAGTAATATGCTCCCGAAGGGAGCGGGTCGAGAAGGATATTCAGAGAGGGGGTGCGCGTTACAAAGAACGCAGTATCCCAGTTCAATTCATCCGAACGACGAATTTCGTAGGTGCGCGCCGCAGTGCTAGGTGACGCATCCCACGAAAGGAAGATACCATTCAGACGAACCACACCCGTGAAGTTGGGAGGCTCTGGAGATGTTCCTGTCCCGCCACCCGTAACAGGCTTCAGTGCCTCTGTGATTGGTGAGATCGTTTCATAGACGACCTGCATGTCCCTGTTGAAGTCCCTGAGAATATCCTTCAGGATCAGGACAGACCTGTCGTCATTTCCCAGAGCATCAATCCGGGCGTCGCGCTGCGGCTTTACGGGATGGCTAGGCATTACTCCGACGGCCTCGTGAGCCAGAGCTGACGAACGAAAGCCCACATCTTTGTAACAACTATGTATTCACCAAACAGAGCTAATGAACCTTTGATAGTTATCTTCTCACTTTGTGCGTTGAACGTCCTCATCGGATAGCTGCCGGGCGCGCTCCGTAGTAGAATGGATGGTAGGTTGTAGACCTGAGCGCCATCCAGTGTAGTCACCGTGAGGTTCAGCCTTCCGATACCCACCGCCCGAAAGCGCACTCCACCATGATGAAATACCTCACCCTTGGAATCTACCGGAAGCTCTGCAGTCTCGAAGATCGTAGGTATCGCTTGACCAGTATCATCGTGCGCAGTTGGGAGTTGTTTCTTGATATCACCACCAAGAAACGCAACCCTGAATATGTTTTCCTTTGTTACGTTGTTGACCTCAAGCTCCATTGATAATGGAGGTGTTACAAATGTCCAGGTAGACCACTTGATGTTCTTGGCATTTAGCCCGTTACTGTAGTCACCAAACAGAAGTGTATTGGTATATATAGAGCCATCTAGTGGTAGTGAAACGTAGAGGTATTGATTGTCTGGATCAATCACAACTTGGATCTTCTGGAAATGAATCTTTGTAATGCGCTCCCAGATGTCCTTTACCTTCCAGCTAATCTCTTCCTCGAAGTTGCCAGTAAACATCAGTAGACCACGCCTGGATGCAACCAGATATTTGTCCACTGTGTTGGAATTGCGCTCGAATATCTTTGCCACGCCGTGACACTCAGTGCCTACTGAGCCGTCGAGGAGAGGAACCTGCCAGAACAGAGCTTCTTTATCGTTGGCTTGAGTTACGTAGCATCGGTGCGCTTTGAGGATATAGAGACTACTTCTGAACTCAACGCAGTTTCTGACGCCGCCCCCGACCGCTGGCTCAACCTGCAAGAAGCCTTCAACAGAGTTAAAAGACTCTGGCTCTCCGGCTTTGGAAACTCTAACAGTCGATTGGTTAGCGTCCTCTCCCCAGACAACCATGCTTCCTTGATACGCGGTAATCCCAACCCCGGCAGGGATTTGGGATAATTGCTCAAGGATATAGTCGGCCTGATCGACGAGATCAGCGTCAAAATAAGAGAGCGATTTAGTTGTAGTGGTGTTGTCTGGTATTCTACCGTCGACCGCGAAGAACCACTCAGCATTTGCATAGTCCCAATTATAAAGCCCGGTTGCAGGGTCTGCGACATTCTTTGTGCTGAAGATGATTCTCGCCACAGTCCCAGCAGGACCTACAGGAATAGAAGATAATTCTACTGTTTTATCACCGTCCGTGACGATGCCAGTGAATCCTCCCATCTGGGTAATGAATCCTGTTGCAGTCTCGAACGCTACAGCAAACGCATGTATACCCTTATCGATACGTCCTGCACCACCCTGAGCAATCCCCATAGGGATGGCGGCAACAGGTCCAGTCCCACCCGCAGGGCGCGCGACACCTGTTCCTGTGTAGTAATGAACGAATTGACCGGGCAATCCAGTAGTCCCGTTATGGGGAGTAATGTATGCCCGGTCAAAGAAAGTTTCCATTGAGAAGTCTGTCATCCCAGGAATAGTAAGGATCGGCACATTAAGTGTCAGATCGTAAAGCGTGTTATCCCCACCCAAGGAGATGAGTCGTGACGCTTGACCTGTAATCTTGTAGACGTGAAACCTGACGATCGGACCAACAGTGATATCGGTTACGAACCCCTCCCGTGTGTAGAAGCTCGCAGGCTTATACTTCAGGTTCTGAGCAACCTTAAAGTGGTCTATCGGAATGGCTTCATTGGGACCTCTGTCGAAGAGGCCATTGAAATCCGATAGCGGGACGGGAACGTGGTTCTCGATCATGGCTCAGCCAAACTTGGGATACTCGATATTCGCTACAACAACATCGTTCGTCACTGAGGCAGGATATGCACCGGCTGTGACTTCAACACCAGCCGCATATGCCAGGACTTTTCCTGTTGCTGAGTCAAATCTGTAGTCGACAGGTCCCTTGTTATGGAAGCTAACAAGGATCGGATTCTTCGTCGTACCAGGCTTCGCGATACCAGTTGGCACCTCGCCACCTGTCGCATAACTGCCTGAGAATGTCAACGTGCCAACCAGCCTCTGCGACCGAAGACCGTGGAGCTTGTTTGTTAGCGTAAATGCGATAGGCATCTGTCCTCCTGTTAGGCGGGACTTTTCGTGGGGCTGGACTAGCCTCCACGACGCGCGCGCCTTGCTGCACCATAACCACGACGACGAAAGCTCACACCTTGTTGGTTGCGAATCTCTGAATTGATAAGCATCGACAGTTCGCTGTTTGCTTCGCTGTTCAAGATGGCCGCCCTCTCAGCGTTGGCCGCACCAAATGCAGACGCATTGGCTGCTGTCTTTGCAGAAAGGTATGGCTTGGAAAGAAGAATCGTAATGTTAGTATTCTCACCCAATATGGGTGTCAGACCCTTGCGATACTTGAGCCTGATTTCTCTGTTGACATTGGGAGGGTTGATCTTCAGACCACTCTCCCTCCAGTTCCAGTATAGGATAGAATCAGATTTGAGGTCCTGCTCCCAGTCTGATTCTACCACTGGAAAGAACACGTCTGTAGATCCTGAAGCGCGCTCCTCCATCGAGATAGCCTGCACGAAATCTGTAGGCAGTAGTGTAACAGTAGGGGACAAAGCTGTTACCTGTAGGACGGCAGACACCTCCTTCAAATCGCGCACACCATTAAGAAAGAGGTGTAGCTCCATCGTTCCATATGCTCGACGCAGATAGGGTAGGAGCTGAGTGTATCCCCAGGTAAACTTCTGGGCGTCGTTCATCAACGCCGCAGCTTCATCCATCACTTCACTTGCTAACATGGCGAACTTCTCCAGTGAACTGAAGAGTCTCGTAGATGTCCTTATTGATAATACAACCGCACTCACGACAGACAGCAACCTTCTTATTGATTGCTACGCCGCAGCCAGGACAATCCGTGATGTTCTCTGGCTTGAAATCGAGCGCCCACTCACGAACCATCTTGAGTCGTGCAGCTGCAATTCTTTGCGTTTCGGTGATCATCCGATGCTGATGGAACTTGGACCATTCGTCATCAGCAACAAAGATCAAGCGTCGAAACCACTCTAGTTGGATGTTATGTTCTGTGTGGATTCTACCTGCCTGCTCAGGATCATCCACAAGTTCTTCGACCGTCCATTCCCCTGGGAGAGTCCACAGTGCGGGGCGCGCCGAGTCGCTGAGCATGTATTGCCCATCGAGGAAATCGCGCACCACAGATTCAGCTATCGTAATAGCAGGAGTTCTGATGGTCATCATCCCACGGTATTCATCCAGATATACGTGGAAGAATCCTTCACGCACGACAAGAATCTTAGGGTCTAGTTCATTCTTTGCAGCTTCTATTTGGTAGAGCGATGGAATGAGAGGCTTTCGCTCAAACACTGGAAGTGGAAAGAGACTTACAATAGTCGCTGACGTCCCGTAATCTTTAGGCATCTTTCTTAATCTCCGGCACTACGATAGCTTCCTTATTCTGAAGCATCGTTGCAATGTAAGGTGACTCGTTCTCTAGAATGTCGTAGGCCTCTTCGACCTCTTTATCGAACTGCTTCTTGTCAGCGTCGTAATGGTCCGTCAGACTTTGCTTAACCCCGTTCTCTAGCGCATCTGCGATGAACATGCAAACTGCGAGGTTGGGGTTCTCAAGTGGTCTGAAAGCCCAAATGATCTCCCACCCGTTCCAGTTTCTTATTTCATCTGGAACCTTGAAGAGTCCCTCGCCAAAGTATTTCTCAAGGACGAATCGCTCTTTGAGATACGAATACTTAGGCCACTCGTCCCAGATTCCATTTGCGTTAACTCGAATCTCTCGCTCGTCATCCGCCCATACGAGGCGATAGCGCGCGCCCCACTTCAGTATCAGGTCGTGGTTTATAAGTAGTACTGCTTGTTTGTCAATCATATAAAATACCCGGGGGAGGCTCGCCCATCCTCCCCCGGAATACCCCCTCTAGTAGCCCGCCGGAACAGCGAGGTTGTCGATGTAGGAACACACCGCGGGATTCGTCACGTAGAGGTTGAAGGAACCTACCACGTAGAAAATCTGCGATGTCGCAACGCCACCCGAAGTTCCACGAATCTCGAAGATCTTCCGACCATCGACCTCGTAGAAACCTGCGGGATGCATTTCGGCTCTGCCCCACACCGAGGTGACAATGAAGTCGATTCTCTTCTTGTCCCACGAGTAGTGCTTGCGGATGGGAACTCCAGCGATCTGGAAGTTGTCACCCTCACCGAAGTACAAGTCGACACCCTGCTTGCCAGGATTCTTGTTGATGAGCATGACCGACTGGGCCATCTCTTCATAAGCCTGGACCTGACAGGGATGCATCCACGCCGTCGACTTCGTGCCATGATCCTGACCGAGCCTGTCTCCGATCTTATTCATGGCGAGTCTTGCATACGGAAGGGCCAAGGAAGTCCCGTTCGCATTCACTCGATTCGCACGAATCTCAGGAAACAAAGCTCGGTCAAGTCCGAGCCACGAGCCGGTTGACGCATTCGAGATATGGTAAGGAACACCATACATCGAAACGGGAGGCGTGGTGGACAGACCCGACACGACCAACTTGTCACCCGCAACTGGCGTGGTGGCCGCGCCATTGACCCGGATGGTCTTCGTTGGAATGTCGTACAGGTCAATAGGCGCCTCGCCGTTGACCGTTGCGCCGCCCGCGAACGCACGACGCGTGGTAAGCGTGGCGTTGTAGAGTGACAGCATCTGGCCGAAGCGCATCAAACGGACGCCGTAGCCATCTGTATCACAGACGAAAGTGTCCTTGCCACCAGCAGTGGTGTAGCCACCCGCTGGAGGTGTCCCGACGCCCACAGTGCCCAACACGCCTGTACCGTCTGAGGATACGGCCAGAGCGTCAACTGCACGTCGGAACTCCACCATGCCAGAGGCAAGGAGCTTCTTGACCGACTGGACAACTGCCTTACGTGCGTTGTCTGTCGCCCACTCGGTCTTTTTGTGCCACTCAATCGCGTGGCGCATGTGAACCGTGTTGATGACCGCCTTCTCGTAGGTCGGTCCTTCACCGCGTCCGAGGTCGCCGCCTGCCGGATCGAAATGTCCGAACCTTCCACCGGGCCGAATCTCCAGCGGGATTCTCATGTCTCGCGCTGAGATCGACTCGACTTCGCCCTTCTCGATCGTGGAATAGAAAGTGTCTTCCTTGTCGAAAAGAACAGGGATCTTGGTCCGAACCTTCTCAAGTTCCGTGGCAGCTACCTGTGTTTCGTCCATTGCCATGACAGGTAACTCCTATCGGGCGCTCCGCTTCGGTGTGTACTTCCCATTCAGAAAATCCATGTCGCTCGTCTTGTTCCAGTTAACATCTCTTGCCGAAGGAGTTTTGGCGGCGGAACTAGACGCGCTTCGTCCGGATGCCGGAATGTTTGTACGTTTGACCTGCGGCGCACCAGTGATTGCTTTTGTTGGATGACTAACTTGTAGACCTGCCTCGGCACGTAGCTTCTGTCTGACTGAAGGAATCAGAGTTTTCGCCCCTCGCAAGTAGGCGTTTATGATTTCTTTGCGAGTCTCTTTTGGAAACCCAGTCGATTCTGCTTTGCGCCACAGTGCGTTCATCTGACGAAGATGACGTGTATCTTTAGCTAGAAGTTGATCGACCTCTTGAAAAATAGAATCCTTCAACGTCTTCTTGAGGAAGGGGCTTAAACTCTTGTCATTGTCTATCCCCTTCGCGATTTCTTTGATCGTTTCTTCACGACCTTCGCCGTAGCACTCGTTTGTGAAGTCTGCGGCTTTCTCTTGCCAGAAGGCTTGACGCTCGGATTTGACCCTTTCTTCGGCCTCATTAGGCACCTCCGGCTTTCGCTCAAGGTCGGGAATCTCGGGCTTACCGTAAAGATACTTTGCAATATGTAGGGCGGCGTTTCGGAGATTAGTATTCTCAGTTCCTGCTGCATCTCGGATGGCGCTCCGTAGCACATCATTGACAGCTGGCAGCGTAAGTTCCGCGTAAAGCTCCATCGACTTCTCTTTGATGGTGGGAAGGAAGTCGCGCGCGACCGCTTTGAAGGACTCCTTATTGCTCTGCTCGACGTCATTTAGAAGCTCTTTGATAGAACCACCAATGATGGTGTTCTCCAGACGATTGAAATAGGTTGCGCGCTGCGCGGCATCTCGGGCATCTTCCGGTGTCGCAAATATCTCACTATACGCACGGTCATTGCGTATCGACTCAGCAAGCTTCGGAAATTCCTTGAAGATAGCCGGATACTTGGTCTTAATATCCTTAAATCTAAGTTGACCCTCTGGAACTTCAGCATCATCTGGTTCTGGCTCGACCTTAGGTTTTTCTTCTTCCTCGGCCTTGACCTCTTCCTCAGTTTCAAAGGTGACCTCTCCAGGTTCCTCAGCGACAGCCTCTTCCTCTTCGGCTTCTGCTGCCTCAGGCTCTTCGTTAAGGATCTCTAGATCACTCTTTCCTTCAGAAGATTCAGAAGATCCAGTAGGACCACCTAGTGCGTCTGCGTCGTCGTACAACAACTGAAAATCTTTAAGGAACATTTGCTATGCCTCTCGGTGCTGGAATGTTTTCAGTATCCTTAGCTTTGGGTGGCGAGCCTGACTGGGGCGGCTGACCACCTTCAGGCGGCGGCGCGCCCCCTTGCATCATCATTTGCTTCATCATCTCCATCTGCTCCATCTCTACATGATTCTGCAAATGGGCGACAACATTCATATAGCCACCAGGATTGGTCATCTTCTGATCCATCCCGATCTCTGATACACACCATTCCTTGAGTACCGCGATGTGAACTTGGTGCTGGTCGATGTCCTGTTCCACCGGAACAGTCGCCTGTAGGATTGGCGTACCGTCCATGGGATTCATCCCAACCTGCTGTGGCTGACCAGTGATCAACTCGTAAATCTCATATAGCTGTTTGCTTCTATCCGAATCACCTGGGACAGTCAGCTCCGTAATACCTATCAACTCCGCGACCGTGTGTCGATTCTCAGGGTGGAACAGAGCCTCATTAAGAGCCTCGTTATTCAGTTCAACAAGGCGCATAATGATGTCGCGCTTCTGAGACCAGGCTAGAGGAAACTGCTCTGAAAGTTCAGGCTCGACCTGACCAACCTGACCAGACATCTCCGCCTTACGAATCCATACATTCACGAAGGAGTTCTTGCCCTGTGACTTTACAATCTTCTCGTCCGTCTTCATGTTCTTAGCATAGCACTTGACTGCTTTGCTCTCAAGATCGGACCAGAAGAATGAAATCATCTTGTAGATGATCTGCAATCTCTGAAGGGCTTGCGCCCGACTCATGGAGTATTCGGAGGCGGTGTCGCTGCCTCCTTGCATTGATCCTCCGTAGACGGACGGTACAGTTCCAAGTACAAACTGACCAGCGGTCTGTAGATCATCATGGAATTCTTTGTGCTCTCTGGAAAGAAGAGCCGCACGATTCGTATAGAAAGCCGCCGAGATATTTCCTCCGACCGGTGCTTTGACAGGATATAGACTCCCAGGAGAAACCTCCATCGATCTATATTTTTGTAGGTCGATGACACTAGAATCAACGAACGTCTCAGGGATTCCGTGTCGTATGGTCTCGACAGTAAGCTGGAATACTTCATTAGTCATCTCTTGAATAGGTACGAGAGGATTAGCATAAGGCTGACCGTGGACACGATCCAGGATAGGATCAACAGACACAGTCCAATACTCGTCCATATCCTCGTCGTTAACTTCGGCCAGGACATCATTTATGTAGATAGCTCTCAAACCTGAGGGGAACTGGGACTTGAGCGCAAGCACACGCTCATCATCCGACTTCCCAATCTTGTTAAACATCCACGGCCTGAGCCAGATTTGTCGACAGGTGCAAACATCTGCATCATCATCCGTCTGAACAATAGAGGGGGCGCGCGCCCATCTGTCGTATCTTTCCGAATCCGCCGTTGGCACGATTTTGTCAGCGATATGAGGGAACTTCTCCTGCATCTCAGCGACGTCGTGCTCATCGTTCAGGATCAGATATCCCGACTGTTGCAGAGTGCGCGCCCGTGGGAAAATCTGGACATTGGTTGCTCCGTATAGTTCAATGATCTGCCGTGACTTCGCGACAGTCTCTTCCCAATCTAGTTCTTGAGTAGGCTCTTCTTCTGTCTCAATCATAGGAGCTACGTTCGCCCCACAGTTCGGACAAATCTCCGCGTTCGGTGGAGGAGGCTCCATCATTCCTGGCTGCGCCAGGACATCTTCCTCAGGAGGAGGAATCATCGCCTCATCAGGTAAGCCTTCCAGACCCATCGCTTCAGGAACAGGAGGCTCAATCGGCATTCCCATCTCCGCAGGCATATCTTGCTCCATCACAGTCTCTACTGGAGGGGGTTCTACTGGAGCCTCTGCCTGCGGATAGGCGCTGTTCTCGATCGTCGTTGCTGCACCTTCAGGGACGGGCATTTCTTCGACGGGCGCTCCACCGAGTTGGTCCGCAAGCTCCCCGGTGTTCATCGGCTGAACAGCTAGGTTCTCACCACATTCGGGGCAATATCCCACCTTGTTCTTGATCATTCCCTGACGGAAATGTTGAACAGTTTCTGTACCATACTTGCTGTTCTGGTCGTTGAACGTATATGCAGCTATGACGCCCTGATTGTATAGAAGGCCAATAGCCTTCATAAAGAGGAACGGAGCTTTATTGTGTTTGCGTATTAATTCAGCGAGGCGTGTGTAAGCCTGAGCGGTATAAATGTCTTCAGCCTGGTCTGCATCATTTGGATAAAAGCGAGTTGCTGGCAGAGACTGTGAGATTGCAGAGATAATGACTTCTCCGTGGGCTTTGTAGACGTTGACGATTTTGTTCTCGATGTCCGCCTCTTCTGCGTAATCATAATCATCCCCTTCGGTGCTGCTGATAAATCTCCAGTCGTGCGCAACCTCAGAGAAGTAGATGTTTTGCAGACCTTCCCAGAAGTACTCGTTACGCTTGAGAACTTTCATCATCCGGTCGCGAGCGAACTGGTCCCTTGAATCTATCTGCAATACCAAGGAGTCAAGAGCTTGCTTCAGCTCAGGCGCGAGGATTTCGTCTTCAGCGTTATTCGTCATTTACCTGTCCAGAACTTCAACAGATCTTTTTCTAGATCCAGGAAGCGTTGCTTGGCAAGACCCTTGAGATGGCCCTGACCGGAACGCTCCAATCCGTCTGCTATCTCAGCACTGATTGCGTTAGTGTTCTGATACATCTTAAAAGTCGTTTGCTTAATAGCAGCATTGATGTCGGCCTCACTTAGCTGAGGCAACTCACCCTTCTTATAGAGCTTTACGATATCGTTGTAAATCTGGTCGTAGTATCCCACCCCGCCAGTAGGGTTGTAATCTGGATGCAGCTTATTGCTGGCGTAATTCTTGAACGCGCGCCCTCGATCAATCCCGACAATTCCGTTGGGAGTTCGTAGGAACTGCGCACCGTGAGCATCCATATTTCCCGTGAGCCAGTCTACAGGATGATTTCTGATTACGTCTCTAAGCTCTTCAGCAGTAAGCGTCTTAGGGTCAACTTCCTTCAGGGTCGGCCAATTCATGTTGTTTCCGACCGCAGCCTGCATCGTGCCTGTCTTACCACCCATCTGTGTTACTTCTATCTTGATGGGATGCAAGCCTGCCAGATTAGCAACCTTGTTTGCAGCAACTTCCTGGTCTGCGAAGTAAGCTGGATTGGCTTCCTTGAACAGATAGTCCTGACCGTTCTTCGTATAAATGTCCTTGTTCTTCGTACCACCAAGTATATCCTCGGCGTCTTTTACCTTGATCTGGTATCCTGTGTCAGCACCAGTGGGCGCCGCACTCTTAATACCAGTAGGACCTTGAATCAAATCCTCAATAGGTTTAACTTTAGGACTACCTGATATCCAGCCACCATTCGGCTGTTGCTTCATGTATTGCGTGACGAACGGGTATGACGAAGCGTCTGCCTGGAAGAACGCGAGCTGTAACTTAGCAAAGTCGGAAGGGTCCATGCCGACCTTGTCGGCCTTTTTCACAAGTTCATCAGCTACTTGTTGCGGCGTAAGTTTGCTCGATCCTTGGAGAAGCGAGCCAATCATGTCATGATTGAAAAGCTCTGTAGCAAGATCGATGTCTCTCTGATCAAAACCTTCCTTCTGTAGAATGTCCTCTATAATAGGAGTAGTGAATGAGTGCTGCAGAGTCTTGTCACCGCTAGCTATAGCTTGCGGCTTCCCGATGTCATGTAGAGGGAGCGCAAGATTCATTATAGCTTCTACATCCATCCCTGAGCGATTAGAGATGTCTGCAAATTCCTCCGAAGTTAGCTGGGTCTTCCATTGCTTGAGCACATCCTTTGTGTGGGACTCGATGCTACCCATCTCCGTCCCACTGTGCTTGGCAAAGTTCTCTGCAATCTCTGGATAGGTATTCTTCAGATAATCTAAACTGCCGTGAGTATCTAATGACTTGATCGATTCCTTGCCAAGAGGATCAAGAGCCTTAGGTAGAGGGACATTTTCAAATCCCTCAAAACCTTTGGGAAGAGCTGATGGAAGTTCTGCTGGAGCTGCGACAGGTCCTGGAGCCTTGACGAGCTTTGGCTTCGCGACAGGTGCCTGTCTTGTAGCACCACCCACGAACGTATCGAAATCTATCGTGCCAAGATCTATATCTTCAGGTGTTCCTGCTTCCTCCATCTTACTGATGGTCTGGAACAAATCAGCATCTTCATACGCGAGTTTAGACTTCAATGCAGGATGCAGATCCTTCCATGCCATCATGACATCTTCAGGATCAGCGTTAGTATCGTGGAATAGATCTACGAATCCTTTATACTGTGCGTCATAATCGACAGGAGCTTCGACCGTTGGTTCTGCTATCGCCGCATGAGCCTCAAACGATGGATCGTGGGGCGCCCAATCTAATTCACTGGCCCTGGGATGGACGGAAAGAAATTCATCCACCTCAGCCTGGGAATTAAATGTTCCAACAGTCTTACCAGTTGTTGCATTGAATACGTCGATCTTACCAATATCCGGTGCTTCAACGTCACCGAAAGCTGCACCAGTAGGAGTCGGTGGAGAATCAACTGTATCTCCCTTGAGCTTCATGTCCCAGAGCTTTTGGACTTCCTCGGCTGCTTCGTAATGACTTGCTGACCCAAGGTATTCTATTGCAGCGAGGTGCAGTTCCTCTGGAGTTGTGCCAGGCGTGACCTCTTTCAATTCGTATGGAAGCTTGACTCCAGCCTCCTCAAAGATGTTATCCAAGTCCGCTATATGCTGTTGCATCGTAGCTGGACGATTTACATCCGTCGCGGAAGTTGTCACTCCCTGATAGACATGAGGCTGCTCTGCTATAGCAGCTTCCGACATTTGAAGATATTTCTGTGGGTCTGTCTGCGAGAGTTGTAACTTCTCAGCATCAGACATATCCGCCCAGGTCTGTGATGCCGGACCTGCTGGAGCTTGGCTCGTAGGAACTGGAACATCGGCAGGACGACCAGACTCCCACTGCTTGACTGCAGCAAGCTTAGCCTGCTCGGTTTTGGTGAGGTCACGTCCCGCAGCCGCAAGCTCCTTGAGAGTTCCTTGCTCGGTTATCGAGATAACCTTACCCTTGTATGTGGGCGCGCCCTCCCAGGACTTTGGAGGTTTCTTCGCAGTAGGAACCTCATTCATATTTGCAGCCGCCCACGACTCAGCTGCAGATACTTGAGAGGGTGGAGGAACTGGAGGAGGTTGAACTACAGCAGGACCAGCAACATTACCAGGAGTTGGAGCTGACACTCCACCGGGAGCATCCGATGGAAATACTCCCTTAAAAGTCCCACCACCTTCCTTTGGCATCCCGGCTGGAGCAATCTTACCTTGCTTCCAAGGAGTCGTCAGTCGATTCTTCTGTGATCCTACAGGTGCGAATAAAGTCTGTCTTGGGTCGAAGGCCATCGACCCTGACTTAGTATCTTGGGGAGTACCAACTACATAATCTGTATAGTGTATTCCACCGAACTCGCCTGTCACGCTGGGTTGATTGAGCGCGGCTGAGCCATATCGCTTCTCGCCTGTACTACTCAGTGCTTGACCACGAGAACCCTTGACCTTGACATGAGGACCGAAGTCCTGAGGATAACTCAGTAGTCCATTCAAGCGATCGATGGCGTCTGTTGCTACAGGGTCCATCTTGAGCTTTTGGTAGTATGCCCCAAGTTGTTCCGGTGTAGCCTGACCAGACCTGACGGCCGCATGTGTTACCGCACTAGGACCCTCGGCGTAGTGTCGTTGGTCGTTGAATGCTTTCGTAAGAGTCTTGATGTAATCCTTATCCTCAACAGGATCTAGCGATTTGATAATTACATCGAAATCTTCCTTCGGAACGGGCGCGCCTCGAACATCCAGAATCTTTGTAGTTTCTGGGAAATCAACTGGTATATGAGTACCACCAAGATAACTCTTATTCGATTGTCCTGTTGGTGGCTTACCTGCCTGACGAGCCTGTTTGGCTTCCTTTGGAGTGTAGTATCCTGCATGACCAAATCGGCCTAGCACATCTCCAGAGGACGTAGTACCAAATCCTTTATTGAGGACTAGATCTTCATGGTGGGGGTAATTCAGACTGTGCGAGAAACCTTCGACCCCTCGTGCGCGCTTCCAGAGGTTCGGAGGAAGCCAAGCAGTCTGCGCCATCTCAGGAGTCGCACCAATGAGTGCGCCTGC